CGTAAACGTGACCGTGATCGTATCGTTAGTGAGAAGGGTTCGCTGCGTGAAGTTGATCTCGTGGATCATGCGGCCCGAGGTCGGGTCGTCGAAGAGCGCCGTCTTCTGAACCGCCTGCGACGAACCTGTGAATGTGAACGTGCGGGCGATCGTTGTCTGGTTGCCAGAACCCGTGGGGAGGGTCACGGTGCCCTGTGCTCGACCGAGGCCCGGTGCGCCGGCGTTCGTCAACTCGTTCGTCAGGGTGGTGTCGCTGTTCGATGCCGCCGTTGCGTCGTTCGTGAGAGCGATATAGTTCAGCCCCACGTTCGACACGACGGGGGAGGCCGCCGAGCGCTGCGAAGACGTGCCGTACACGTACGTGTGAAGACCGACGCGGCCGGCGTTCGTAATGACGTTCCAGTATTCCTCGGCGTCGAGCTGCGCGTCGACGGGACGGAAGACGTAGATGCCGCGCTTCTCGTCGTAGTCGTAGGCCCTCTGGTGGCTGATCGCGAGTCGGGCACGGGCGGGGTACATTTCTCCGAGCATGGGCGTCTCCTCGTTCAGAAGACCCTGATAAAAGCGTTAGCTAGGAAGACCTGCTCTTCCAGGCGCAAAGCTCTCACGCGGGTCAGAAGTCGTTGCTGTGATCCTCATCCTCAACAACCTGCGCCTCCTTGTTGCCCAGGCGGTCGATATCTCTGAGACCGCCCCAGTAGGAGCGAAAGTCATCGTAATAATAGGTACTTAGAGCCCACTTCATCGTGTCCAGGACACGGCCGATGGTGTCGTTGGGCAGGTAGCGGTCGGTGAAGATGTACCGGACCCTGAAAAGGGTGTGGGCCGGGCGAATGATGTCCAGCAAGATGCGCGTGGCAGAATCGAGCGAGAACACGTCCGCTGGAAACGAGACGGGCGGCGTCTCCTCCTTCCAACCGATGGAACCATTGTTCGCGTCGTTCGCGACAGCACTCGCGTTCTGGATCTTCACTGAGGAGGGGGTCAAAAACTGCGTGACCTCGAACGTCCCATTGTTCGCCGACGAGGCCGCATTGCTGATCACGAGCCGGCGTCCGACTGAGTTGGTGCTCATGCTCGTCAAGCCGGTGACGGTGATGAGGTCGCCGTCCGTCGTCGTCAGACTGGCACCAGACCCTACTTGAATGGTCCCGCCTCCCACCGTCACATCGATCTGAAATCCGAACTGGTCCGAGATGTCGTATCCGGAGGCCCCCTCCCGAATACGAAGGAAATTCTCCGTGATCTTGACCGTCCCCGAGTAGAAGAGCTGAACAGCGTCACGCATCGACTTCGGAACGGACCCCTGGAAGTAGATGCGGACGAGATCCAGCAAGAACTTCCGGAACTCCGAGTCATCGAAGGCCAGCGGCGGCAGGCGGCCATTCAAGAGGAGAAGATAGCCCAACATCGAGTAGAGGAAGTCCGGCCGCGTCGTCGGGAAGGAGCGATCTGTGTCCACGTCCTCCAAGGCCAGCTCGATACGCGCCAGCTCGACAGCCACCGCCTTCATCTCGTTCGTGTAGTTCGGGCCTTGAACGAGTGAGACGTAGTTCGAGGGCAGAAGCCCTAGAAGCGTGTTGAAGATGGACTGCGCCCGCCCAATGAGTCGAAGGTTGTATTCCTTGCCGGTCTGCGTGACCGTGAAATTAAGTCGGTTTGGATCCGTGACGAACCTGGGCATTTTAAAACACCCCCGCTTGCTTCGCTTCGAGAATCCTTGCGTGCACTAAATGACGGCAGACACATAGGCGTTTCGCAATCGCTCGTTGACTTAAGCCTGTACGCATCAGGCTCAACACGGTTTCCATGGGTACATCATGTCGATAGGCCCTTGCTGTTCGGCCTGTCCTACCGCGAAGTTTCTCGGCGGCCCTAGGGCACTTCTTCTTTGGCCTTGTGATGGCTAGTCCGTCTCTTCGTGCTGCTACGAGTCGCTTTGAAATCGTTCCGACAGCAGTACCCAATTCTTGAGCAATCTGCTTTCTTGTAGCCCCTTCCGAGACTCGCTGAAGAATGACAGCCGTTGAGATGTTACATCGGAAGGGGCGGCTTCTCTCCCCGAATTTCCCGCGTAATGAGGCGCTTATTTTTTCCCTAGCTTCATGTGATTGCTGGGTGCCTTTTCGGGAACCTGGACGCCCCTTCTTCGCGAGCGACATTTTTTCTCTGGTCTCACCGCTGCATCGGCGACCACTCTGACCAAGACCTCCGTTTGTGTGGTTCGTCAGATTCGCCCCCGCACTGCGCGCAGTAGCGATCTCCTTTACCTCAAGACGATCCAATTCTTCTCTGGAGAATGCAGTGCCAAGCTCCCTAATGATCGGACGGAGCCCTGACCGCCGCAATGATGCAAGCCAATGTGCTGAGTGGTGTGATCTAGCAAGGTTCTTCAAGGTAAGGTGCGCCTTGAGACGAACTTCGAGGGTTCTGACTGTTTGACCAACATACCGAAGAGCACCCTCACGTGGATCATACAATCCGTAGACACGACCAAAAAGCGTTGGGTCCTTGGTGAAGCGAGCCATTACGCCGTCCTGAACGTGATGGTGAAGCCGCCAAGGGCGATGGTTTCAACGTCAGAAGCCGTGATGTCGTGCGCCCCACTGTCCCCACGAATGATGTAGCTCGCAGCGTACTTGTGTTTCGTCGGTTCATCAGGCGGGGTGCCCGCACCTGAAAGCGAAACAACGAGGTGATTCGCAGTTCGGCGGAGCCTCTCGACCTCCCGATCCACCATCGTCAAAAAGCCCGCGTTGGTCAGTGTCGTGTCGTCCGAGTACCCTTGGATGATGGCACCACCCGAACCGATGATGAAGGCTTGGTGGGCAAGTGAGCACACGGATGCAAGAGTGGGTGAGATGCTCATGGCTTCATCATCCTGAAAGACACCCTTGTGCTCTGTTGACTGCCCGCCCCCATCCGTCGTCGGATACTGCAACGGGTTGGACAACAAGTACGCGCGGTTCGCCCCAAGGTCGAGAGACCCTACTCTCGTGTACGTCGAGAGCACTGTCTCCCTGAGCTTCCTTGACCCGTCCGTATACGCCAGCCGTGCGTACGGCACCGGGGAGAAGTCCACACCCTCCGTGCTGTCGACGGTGCGTATCACGTCCGATTGAGCGAGACCTTGCCCGATCGTCTTCTTATCCAGCTCAGTGCTCACATTGGAGCGAATCGCTGGATCGACACGATCCTTGGACGCACCCTTGGTGAGCTGAACGGTGTTTTCGATGTCGATCTTGTTCTCCACGGACTGCTTGACCAACACGTCCGCTGTGGTGTGTCTCCGAGCGTCAACGGTCTGCTGAAGCTCCTGTAACACGTCGTTGATCACGTAGGTGACCGTAAAGTTCTCGTCGTGTACATAGTCAACGGAGACCTCCTCGCCGTTTCGAATCGCGGAGGAGGCCGTCCGAACAATCTTTACCGGCGTAGTGGCCGTTCCGTCGATGATCTCGAAGTCGGGAACTGCTGCTGTCGGGCCGTCGTACTCGACGGCCCGGTCCGCAGAGAACACACGAATGGTCTTCGTGTTGATGCCGATCGAGTTGAGTGGCTCCTGCACGAAGCCGATGAGCACATGCGACTCCGCGCTGACGGAGATGCTGTCACCGCTCGGGATGTTGTTGATCTGATTGATCGCGAGGTAGTCCTTCGCGATCGTGCTCTCTCCCGTAAGAAGAGGATCGTCGGTCTTGTAGAGGTTGTACCCGAGAGTGGGGTCCAACGCTCCCGAGACCTCGCCGACGACAGAGACAACCCTTCGGACCGGCTGCAACGTGAACCTGAATTGGTTCACGGCGCGGAAGCGGTAGTCTGCAACAATCACGTCATCGGTTGACGTTGCCGGTTGAGGGACGGCCGTGCTGAGCTGGAAGGTGCGGTAGTCGACAAGGGACACGCCCGTAAGGTCATAGTCCTGGCCGATTGTTGTGTTCCGAACGCCGAGCCCCTGACTCAGGTTGTTGAGCATCTCTACGATGGGCGTGTCCGGCGTGACGCGGGAGTCCAATACCCTGAACGTAAGCGTCGGGATGTCGATGACTTGGCAGACGATGTCCTTGGCAACATCGAAGGTGAACGCGAATCGCTCAGAGACCTGGCGTTCCCGAAGGCCCTGAACCCAAATGTCGACCTTCCCTCCGATATGCTTGCGGCGAACGTCGTCGTAATCACGCATCATAAGCGGGTCACCGCTCTTGACGATCTTCGCCTTGATGATTCCGACTTGCTCGGCGGCTGTCGAAGCGTACCCGCCTTCCGTGCCGGTATCCACCGAAGCAAACGCCAACATAGACCTCGCAGCAAGGTCTGCGTTGGACTCTCGATTCGTGCCAAAAACCGTGGCAGAGGTGTTCGTCACGAACACGCCGGCGATGCCAGAGATGTTCTTGATGGTACCGGCGGGGCGGTTCCCCGCCTCCCCAACGGTCTCGGCGACGATGTCGACCGTGATCTCGTATCGCTTCGTGTCGAAGTTGAAGAACGCGTCTGCACTAGCTGCCGGGAGGACATACGACCCGCCGATGCGGAACCGCACCGAAGGGAGGTTGTTCGACGTATCTGCATCCGTGGACACGAAGGTGCCCGCCGGGATGGTAATGTTCGTTGACGGACGGGTAGGGGTGTAGACGACCGCCTGCCCGACCGCGGCCCTACCCGGCAACCTGGCCTTGTTGACGTTCGCTGCGAGCTTCTCGAACTGTTGATCGATGAGGGTTTGAACCGCATCATCGTTCGAGAAGCCTAAAGCCGCCTTGAGTGCCTGTTTATAGGCGCTTCCCGCGACCGGATCTGAGATGCCGTTACCGTCAGCATCGTCGATCTGAAGGAGCGTGAGGAAGCTGCCGCTTCGGTGAACGAAGTCGACGATGAACCAGAGGCGCTCCGCTTCACTCGCAAATGGGTCCACGCTCACATCGCGAGTGGTCGATCCCGGGATGAGACTGATCTCCCGGTTGACGATGAGCACCTGCCGGAGGTACTCCTTGGTCACGTCCAAGCTCGTCCGCGTAGGCAAGTCACGCACGGCAGTGTCGATGATCAACGGCAGGCCAACCACCTCTTGGGAGTAGCCGGTCTCAACCTCTTCGTTCGTCACCGGGTCGTAGTAGACGCCCGTGACCACGTAGTAGAGCGGGCTGGTGTCATCGACAGACGCGAACTGGTCAGCGTTGATTGTATTGGGACCACCGCTGCGGAAGTGTCTGAACGAAACGAACTCTGTCAGCCTGAAGCTCTCAACCGTGCTCTTAAACCGCAGTGACCCTGTGAGAGCTACGGTGCTGTAGCGTTGATTCAAGCGAGTGGCGGTCACTACCTCGAAGTCATCATCTTCGATGACTTGGATGCGGACGCCCGTCCCTGTGGGCTGCGTCCACGTAGTCGTGTCCTCGAAAACCGTGAAGATCGACTCCTCGTACACGGACGAGGCGAGGACTGGCTTCTCGTTGATTTTGATGTACCCCGTCGTACCCCCCGAGGGAGAATCCGAGGCGTAGAAGTTGAACCCGATGAGCGTTGTCGTGGAGGGTTGGACAACGGCCACACCGCTCGACGTGGTCACGATGGGAGCCGGCTTCGCCACCAAGAGATCCACAGCTTCCCGGCGCCGTCGAACGCGAACCCCCGAGGGGATCTCTGCGACAACATCACGGAGGCTTTGAACACGCGTGATTGTTGCTGTTGAGGGGGCGCTGACACTACCGACGATGTCGACGGTGCGAATGGCGACCGTGTTGAGACCGATGTCCAGAGGCAACCCTGAGGGGTGCGCCGATGGGTTCGGCAACGTGAAGGTTTGGAGATCGAGTCGGACAAGATTCGCGTCGGAGACGAACGGCCCACCGTTGATCGAGACCTGGACATCCGCCGTGTCGACCGAGATCGTGCCCTCAAGGACCACGAAGTCCTGATTGGTCGTGAAGACCAGACTTTGCGTAAAGCCGCTGCCGTCTCGGAGCTTGATTTGGGGTGCCGTCGCCATCTCGTGGGCCTTTTACTGGACGAGGACGTAATCGGTCAGGGAGCTGCGAAAAGTACCCTGAGCCGCCTTCGGTTCAACGAGATCGATCGGCACAGGGAATCGGACGCCTCGTTCGACAACCACGGGCTCCGTCGACCTGTTTTGAATCGTGACGCGAACGAAGAGGATTGTGGGATCCTGGTTGTGCGGCAGGAGGGACACCTCTTGGAGGGCAAAAGGGAACTCCTTGTCCGAAACCTGTTGGTTGACCTCGTCTTCTTGCTTCCGTTTCACCGCCTGCCAGCGGCGAAACGCTTGTTGAATGTCGCTGACGATGAAGTTCTGGATGAACCCGGTCGTCGTGAGCTTCTGCCCCACTACATCGAGCAAGTCGGCCCCAATCCAGTTGTGGAAGGGGTTCGATGCCCGGCGCGTGTAGATCATCTTCTGAACTTCTTGGATGAGGAGGGCTTCATCCCGGACTTGGACAACCTCGCCGTTACCCCCGTACCGCCAGTCATGCTCAACCCCGACGCCCCCGCACCGACGACATTCTTCTCGGACCGTGTTGTAGTTGATCTCAACGAAGTCCTGGTAGCCTTTGAGCGGCTGGTCAAAGAGGATAGACCTGTGAGGTCGATCAGAAAGGGTGGTGGGGTCGTTGACGAGAGTCCAACCAGGGAGGACATCACGACCCCGGTATTCCTTGTTGATCGCGATGCCCGCCGTCGAGAGGAACGTGCTCGCGGAGGACACGAACACGCACGCTGAGAGGCCCGAAGCCATCGTCCGCATAAACAAGCGCTGGCCGGACGACGCGAAGAACATACCTTGGACAGACCGATTCAAGATGTCCACGACCTGTGCAGCCGTGATGTCTTTTGCCGCCGGAAGCGTCACCGTCTGGTAGCTGCCCACCCCTACCTTGAGCACGATTTTGTCGTTGACGCCGGCCTGAATAGTGTACGGCCCGGAACGACTTCCCGTGACTTGTGCAGGCGATTTGACGCCGGGGGAAGGAATGTCGACAGCGCCATTAAGCCGCACGGCGACCGAGGACGCCGTGGCAATAGGCCGTATGGGGCGCACGGTCATGTTGTCGTCGTCCAGGAAGAGTGCTTCCTGAAGAACGATGTGCGGACACATCTGGTCGATCTGACGATCGTAGCTCACGTCGTGCCCCCCTTGGACCCGGGCTCCTGCACGCCGCTGTACCCACGCTGAAAGGTTTGCGCCTCGCTCCCCTTAGGACCGGGCTCGTAAGCCGCGAACGGAGCATGACCCTTCTTGTTGAACGCATCCCCACCTTTCGGGGTAGCGCGGTAGTTTGGATCGTCGATGAGCTGCTGCACCCCATTGATGATGGAATCAAGCGATCCGCGAACCTCTTCTCCGAGGTCGATCTTCCTGAGCAAAGCAATTTCATCTTGAAGCTGATCCACGTAGTCCAACATTCGCCGGATTTTTCGCTCTAGGTACTCTCGACGATAATCAAGAGTATCCTGCATCCAGGCCCTCATCTGTTGCACGTAGGCAGCCGACGGTGCATCCGCCTTCCCGGGCGCACCTAAAACTTCGCCGTTCGAGAGCATCTGCGCTGGTGCAGTCTCGTCGGTGCGGAGCAAGAAAACAGGTTGGCTGGAGCTGCGGACGTTGAGATCGTACTCAGAGTCCCCACCCAGAGCCTCGTATGCTGCAAAGAGGCGGGCCACATAAGAGGTGGTAGGCGAGACGGTACTCCCTTTCGGGATACCCCCGCTATCATACGAGAACGAGAGGACTCCGATGCGCTCGACCTCGGCCTCCAAATGCTGGATCCGGGCCTTGATGTCTTTGCGTTGATCGGTGGCGAACTTCGCCAGCCGATCGAATTGCGCTTGGTTAAACGTTCCAAGCCAGTCGAAGGCCATCTCAACCAACCTTTCGAGTATGCTTGGCTAAGTATCGAATAGCGGCCGCCAAGATGTTGGGATCGTCTTTTGCGAACCCCAACATCTTGTTGCATGCCCCGCAGAGCGAGCCTCGCATTTCACCTGTGATGTGATCGTGGTCTAAGGCACTCTTCCCTGTCCCACGTTGAAGCGAAGCGTTACAAATGTCGCAACGGCGCCCCGAAAATTCAACCACGACTCCGCAACGCCTTCTTTGGATTGCACACGTCCTGCACAGACCGTAACGCCTGTTGTGAACCGGCAGACTCGGGTGGCAACTCGCCGGTGCGTGCTTGCTCACCCGCATCTGCTTATAGCAGGCCCCGCATAACCCCTTTGCATACAAGGGTCGGTCAGGGTGGCAGGTGACAAAGGTTGGCATGTCTTCTCCAGTAACTAGGGCAACAAGATGCTTATCCGCCGAAGATGAGCTTCAGGGGGGTGATAAGCGGTCCGATGTCGGGCGCCACATACGCGATGGCCACGCCACACGTGAAACCACCCGGACCCGACGGAGGCTTGGTACCTCCGGCCGTGTCAATGAGCTGGAACCACTGGCTCACGTCCCCGCTCGTCTCTTGGAGGAAGAGGGTGTACGCCCCGATCTGAAGGCTGAGGACGAAGTCCAGGAGAGAAATCAGGTATTGGATGAACCTCTCCAAGATGTCGATCTTCCGGATCAACAGATCGATGAAGGCAATGATCTCATCCATGACCCCCTTGAACGCGTCCACAAGGGCTTGGATCTTGGCGATGAGGTCGTAGAGGATCTTGGCCGACCACGGGATGACATCACGGAGCAGGCTGATCCGGACCCAGTCCGGCGGAACTCCCCCGAGCGTGAAGCTCGTGACGAAGTTCACGGCGAAGAGGACGTTCTTGCGGAAGATCGCGTCTGCATACGCGTCCCCATACCTCACGGAGCCCGCGTAGGAGACAGTCCCGTCCGGCTGGACCTCGACGAGCGTCTTACAGAGCTTCTCGATCGTTTGCGAGTTCTCGAAGCCCTTGATTGAGACGCCTCCGGAGGGAAGTGGCCCCTGCATCATCGTACGGAACGACTCGATCGTCCCGGTCCCGTTCTCCAGCAACGCGGAAGCGACAGTGTTCGTCAGACGCGCTGCTTGCCGACGCACGGACCCAATCTGCCACGGATGCTCCAGAGGCTTCCCGTTGATCGGATTGCGCCCAAACTGTGAGGGGTCTGCTTCGGCCGGGGAGAGCGCCTTCGCGGCAGACTTCCCGAAGAAGGGTAGATTCGTGAGGCCGCCGATGCCCGAAGCCTGTTTCACCAGGGAGCCCTTGCCGATTGACGCTGCCGTGGTCGGCGCAATTGGATCACCGTTGCCGTCGAGCTTCTCGTTCGGGCTCAACGGCAGGTGGAAGTTCAAGGAGAACGCGGTCTGGAAGAGAGCCGTGAGTGCGCCAATCACATCGAAGTTTGCGGGAATCTTCGCGAGCCTCGCAGTCACGATACCCGAACCTCGACCCATGGTTGGCGGGTGCGCATCATCTGATCCGGGCCACTTGATGATCCATGTATCCGAGTTGGGGTCCTTTCTCTTGGGCGTGTCGAACTCAACTGTAGTGCCGTCGATTTTGAGGTCCCCACTAAAAGCACGAACACGATAACGGTAAACCTTGTCGAACTGAACGTCCTTGTCGATGTACCTGAACTTCCCGAGCTGACCGAGGATGAACGTTGACGTGTTCGAGTCGGTGGAGACGACCGTGTACTTCTGGAACTTGATGAATGGGTCTCCGTACTCATCCGTGACACGCACCGTCCGCTTCAGCTTCTTGCCGGGCTTTCCGTTGGCTTCGAAGTCCGTTGTGTAGTTGATCGTCACGATGCCGGCCGCATCCGCAACGAGCAGTTGATCGATATCGATCTCATTGGTTACCGGAATCTCCGCTCGTTCGATGAGGAACTTTGGCGGAATGATCTCCGTCCCAACGGTCACGATGAGATCACTGAACCCTGGATCCGGGGGCTGTTGATTTGTTGGGAGCGACCACTCGACAGCGATCGCCTTGGGTTGGTCCGTGAAGACCTTGGCCAAGGCCAGGATGGGGTCACCCTTCGACCCAACGGGGAGCGCTTTCACGTTCGCTGGCGGGCCATATTGGGGCGATAACAGCTCCTTCCCGAAGAAGCGGAGCAACGTCCGGATCAGTCGAAGCAGGGTGAAGGCGTTATCGGAGTCAACCGCGAAGAGAAGGAACCCACTCTTCGTGAGTCCCGAGACCGGCTGAGGACGATTCGGGTCCTTGCCGTCGACGAGAGAGCCCTTGAAGCGCTGGATGAAGGCAGGGTAGCCGCCGGTTTGGCGGAGGAGGTTCGGATCTTTGACCGGGTCCGGGATGTCGTAGTAGCCGTAGAAGCCTGTCTTCTTCAAGCTCTCGAAGAGGTCGAGGATCTGCTTGATTAGGATCTCGACGAGCGCCTTGATCGGGTTGCCGAAGTCGATCAGGAAGATTTTGACGGTTTCCAGAATCGTCTTCAGGATCTCCAGGAAGATCAGGAGGGTTTCGAGGATACCTCGAACGCCCTCCAGTAGGTCTTGCGCCGGGATCTGGAAGCCGAAGGATCGCCACGTGAGATTCGATGCCATCTACCCTAGCTCCCGTATTGGAGCTTCTTCAGCTTCCTGCGCATGAGTTCAAGCTGGCACTCACTGGCTTTGATCGTCGCCTTGATCACGTCCTTCATCCGGTCGTTGATCGGCAGGGTCTCCTTGTACTCCCACTTGAGTTCGGGCTCGGGGGGAGTTGGCGGAGCCTCCCCCCGGGGAGCGGCGGTCGTCTCGGGCTCCGGTTCAACGTTATCGGGCTTCGGATCTTCTGTGCTCATGAGACGGCCAACAGCTTCGTGAGGTTCTTGACTACATCGGCTTGGGTCTTCTTTCGTTGATTGACTGCCTGACCCAAACGAGTGAGGATACCCTTCTCGAAGTTGATTCGAGCGTCGATCCAGACGTACCTCTTGTCGTAGAGCTTGTCGGCACCCGAGAGGACGTTCGAGACCTTGGTCACGATGCCGTTGGGGTCCGTAACGGCATTAACACGGCTCTGAACGAGCGGCTCGCGCGTGTTGAGATCCGCGATCGTCAGGGTGTTGGCAAACGCGATGGTGTCCGTTACGGGGCCCGGCTTAATGACCTGAGCCTGAGCCAGCTTCGCAAGGAACCCGGGGATACCGGCGACGTAGCTTTCAATGGCTGTGAGCTGCACGAAGAGGTCGGACAGTGAGTTGTACGTGACTCCGAATGAAGACACGACTCGGTAGCCCGCAGCGGGATCTGCGCTCGGGAAAGGCGGGTCGACAGTGATCTGCGTCTCCGAATCAACGCTTGTGATCTTGTAGACGCCCGCCGCCACTCCGTTCCGGATGTACAGGAAGTGTGAGCTGCGAACGTCGGAGGATTGGAACGTGGCACCCAAGTTCGTGAGCGTCGTGCCTGAAGCGTTACCCGTTGAGGGTGTCACGATGTTTTCGAACGCTTGCTCCAGGGTGGCTTCGAGCGCGTCCGCCTCGTTGAGTGGCTTCGGAGGGACGTTCGTGCTCAGCACATCGATCTGCCCTTGAACCGAGGTCGTAAGGATGTCGAAGAGAGACCCTGGGCCGCCGTATGTGTTGAGCGGGTTGTCGATGCGGTACCCAATGAAGGGTGTCGATGGGAGCCCCGTCGTCGTGTGCAGGAGAAGAGTGGTCGCGCTCGTCACGGTGAGGACTTGGTAGCGACCGCCGACGATCGAACCCGAGGTGAACACCACGGTGTGCCCGGCTTGAACGCCTGCGGTGACGAAGTTCGCCGAGGTGTCCGTGAGCAATGCACCGTTCACCGTCGTCGTGATTGCATTGCCAGTGACCAAGCTGTTCGACACGGTAACGGTGAACTGGAAGCTGCTCCCGTCGAAAGTGAAAGGGGTGTCGACCGTGATCACCGTCCCGATAACAGAGACGATACGCCGGTACGCGGAAGTCGCGTTCACGCCGGAAGTGATCCGCAGAAGGTCGTATTGCTGCGGGGTCGGCGAACCAAACGCCGTAGACGACGTGATGATTGTACCACCGGCGTTCATCGTCCCCGTTCCGACAAACGGAGCTTGAGTGGCCGCGCGGAGCGAACCTCCCGTCTTGATGATCTCATACTCGTTGTACGCGTACCCTCCGCCGGACGGAGGCAGCACTGTCGACGGGATGACCTCTGCCTCGAACGAGGGCGTGAGAATCGGGAAAGTCAGCGACCCCGCATCATCGATCGCCAAGCCATCTAGGGCCGGAATACGGAGTGGCTCGGTCAGTGAGTTCGAGAACTGCGCGAAGCACTGCAACGGCTGTCCCGCCGGGATCTGCTTGATGACCAGCTCATTGGGAACGGGAGTCGGGGAGAAGCTCCCATCGAGCGGTGGGATCGCCTTCATGTACAGGATCAGGCCCTTCTCAGGGTCTATTGCGTAGCTTGGGGGGTTGTAGTGAACCATCTGATTCACGGTAGGCTGCGCCCCACCGCTCGCATTCGAGTCATCGATCGGAGAGCGGTAGATCGTCGAGCCCGCGGGCACGGCGGCGGGTAAGGCACTCACGGCAAGGGTTGTCGCCGACACCACGCTGGTAACGGTCACCGGGGCGAGGATGTTCGAGACGAACGTGCCATCTCTCTTCTGGATGATGCACTTCATCCCGTTCAAGAACGGCGGTCGCACCTGTTCGGCGTTACCCTGCGCATTGTCGACCGTGATCGTCGTAGAGCCAGCGGGCGCATCCCTTGTGATGATGGCGAAAGCGGGGCGCGTGGAGAGATCCACAACCGACGTAACGTTCTTGGCTTTGAGGTCGAGAACGGTCTGTCCCGTCTCGGTTGCGTTCGCGGACACGCCGTAGATAAACTTCTGCGTCGGGTAGAACCGGCTGAACGACGAAGGCAGGTAGAACTTCTGGTACGTCCCGAGCGCGCCCACGGAGAAGTTGGGGAACGTGAACGAGATTGCGAACGGGGCGTCAGAGATTTTGACGATGTCGTCGATCTGGTTCGTCGCGTTGACGGGATCGACGTTACCCGGGTTCAGGTTCCCATCGAATTTGAACCGTCCACTCCGATGTCCAACCACACGTCCGTCAACGTTCTGAAGAACATCCTCCAAGTAGTTGATCGTATCATTGTACCACTTAAGTGAAGCTCTCGCGACCACGTCCTCGTTCGCGTACCGACCCTCATCGAAGAACGCGGACGGCCGCCCTTGCTCATAGAGCTTGGGTTGGGACATGTTTGAGGTGTTGGGGCCACCCGAAGGGGTCCCAGACTTCGCCGCTTGCTCGTATTGCTGTGAAAGCTCCGCGCGGTAGTTCGTGAACGTCTCAACACGGTAGAACCACGTGTCCGGGGAGTAGAGCTGGTAGTCCATCCTCAACACTTGGTTGAGGATGCCGTTCTCTGCCGTGGGGACGATCAAGTGGCTGTATGTGGCGCGGACGTTCCGCCCCTGATTGACGATGATGTTGCCCGTGTATAGGATCCCAAACTCCTCATCACGAAGAAGCGGAGCCTTGAACTTTACCTCGCCGCTGTCATCGATCGTGTAGTCCGTTGGTGTCGTGAGGACCGTACCCTTCTGCCCGGCGATCTTCCGGTAGACTGTGATCGGTGAAGTGGCAGGGCGAGTCGTGACGGGAGGACGCTGCGTACGTACCGCTGCTGAAGCCGAGTCAACGATAGGGCGGACAGAGTGGCGAAGGAGATGTCCGTTGGCCGATACATACTGGCGAAGGGAGTTCGTCGCGAGCGTGACCTCGGTGCGGTTCGTTTCGGCCTTGAAAGCGGCACCCGTGACCAGATACAGCTCCAAGAAGCTCATGGACCCATCGGTGAAGGCCGCGACCGTCCCCGATTTATAGACGCTCGTGCGATCTCCTTCGATCGAGAACTTGTTGCTGCCCTTGGGAACCGGATCGTACGCGGCGGGCTCGGGTGCGAAGTAGCTCGGCTGCCCCGGAGAGGACACAAAAGGCGTGGGTCCCGACGACTGGAAGACCTTCGGGGCTTGGAAGTCGTTTGCGAAGACCTGAGGTGTGGTGAGCGTGACCGTTGTCGTTTGAGACGGCGTGTCGTAGACGACGGTTCCGATGATGTAGACCTCCTCTTGCTCGATCCGAAAGAGGTGGTTCGGCTTGAAAACGGGGGTCCAATCCCCATTGAGCGTGAACTTAGAGTTTGGTTGCCCGTCATCTTCTGCGGAAATGACAAGCTGGACCATGATCATCGGAGGAGAAAGGACCGTCGTGGTCTTGTCCCCGGGCATGGCCTCGTAAATGAAGTAGTCGACGTAGACGCGCTCCCCGGGGCCAATGATGGCGCCGTGGGGCAGAGCATCCGTGAGAATGTCGTCGGGGAGAAACTGGACTGTGCTTGGAGGACCCGCGTTGATGAGACACTGCTCCCCGGTGACTTGCGGACGACCCCCACGAAAGACTGCGGCGGGGGGGAGTGCGGCTACCCTTCGATTCGTCGGGTTGAAACTCAGGATGTTCGTGGGGTCCGGGTGGTCCAGCGTGACCTCCTTGCGAACCTGCCACGTCACTTGCTCCGTGGTGAGCACCCCGGTTGCTTCGGGCTTGTATGTCACGTACGCCTCATCGAACGCCAACGATCGTTGGTTGAAGTCGATGAAGCCGAGAGGAGCGCTGATCTGGTAGTCGACCTGTTGCTTCAGCTTGTAGACGTGAAAGACATCTCCGCCCGCGTTCACGTCGTTCTGGCTGAAGTTAACGTTGCCCGTGTCTGCGCTGATCTCAACAGCCAGACTCAACAGAGAAGCCGGTGCTGTGAACGCTCCGTCGTTCGGTACGACCGTAACCGATTCCGAGAACGTACTGAGCCCGAAGCGGAATCGAGAACGGTCAACCTGATCCAAGGGAACGGCAAACCGTGGGGAGTTGGTGATCGCCCCGAGCTTCCTGACGCGCTCAACCTTTGTCTCCGGGTCCGCGAGGATGACCTCCTCGAAGAAGCGGTCAAGTAGGATCTCGCGCCCTCGACGAACCGTGTAGGACACGGCAGAAACGGTTCCACCGCTTGCGTCCAGCGTGAGCGACGTAGGACTCGGAACGTCCGTGATGACGTAAACGCCTTTGGCCGAACCTCCCGGGACGATCAGAATGTCGCCAGGCTGGACTCCGGTGAAGTTCGCCGCCACATCCGTGAGAACGGTCCCCGCAATCGAGGCCCCTACTCCTTCCAAGACCAACTCTCCGTCAGTCTCAACGAAGTTGATGACGCCGCTCGTGGCATCGAGGAGAACTTGTTGGTCGGGCACCAGGGTTGTGAAGACGTTGGTCCCGACGCCGGTCTCCAGCTCGAACGTGTACGCAGACGGCTGTACGAGGGGGTCGCCGAGATAGATGGCCCCAGACGGCTGCATGATCGGTATGATATGGTTCTGCTTTCGACGCGCGTAGCTGAGAGTGCGTTGGTCGAGGTCAAGAACGTAGCCGAACCCCGGCGGGGGTGAACCCACGTCAAGGCGCGTAAGGGGGCCCACGAAACTGCCCGACCCTTGCTCCACCTTCACGGCGAGAGGGGCAACACCATCGTCGATCGGTACGGAGGGGAGGAAGACCTGAGGTGCGCCGATGATTGGCGATGCGAGAAGCGCGTTCGTGACCGTGTATACGGAAGACACATCCTTCAGCTCGGAGTTGGCTGCATCCAGATTCACCGGGTTGCGGAAGAGCCGAAGGGCCACCCCGCGTTCGACAACAAGGTCGGCGATCATCACCGTGACCGATTGCCCGGCGAGAAGGAGGGTGTCAGTGAGCGAAAAACGGAACTCGGCGTTGCTGCCAGTCTGCTTGATCTGCACGATCCCACGCTTCCCGATTGGGTCGGAGAACGCGTCGACGTACACGTAGCCGGGAAACTGATACGAGCCGGCTCTGATGACGAGGTCACCTCCAACCGAGGGCATGTCGGACATGTTCAGTCCGACGTACCCCCCGGGCATCGTGCCGAGGGTTTGCGTGACCAGCCCGACATCACGTGCGAACGCGACGCCCCCGTAGTAGACGCTCTTCCCCGCGTTGGCCGCCTCGTCCGAAGAGTTGAACTTGAGCAAGCCGGTGTCGAGAGCCCACTCGACGGTACCGGGGGCAGGGTTCGCAGACAGGGCGCCTTCGTTCGGTCGTTCGATCGATGTCAGATCGCGCCCGTAACCGAAACGAATGAGCGGGAACTGCCCCGTCGCGGGCAACGGGTTAAGTATCAAGGTCGAGCCGACAGTGCCAATACGACCCTTAGAGTCTTTGAACGTGAAGAACGTCTGCCGTTGTACCCGGACGACCTGACCCGCGTACGTCGAAAGATCCACGGTGTTCCAGTTCAGGTTGCCCGTTTCAAACGATAGTTCGACCGTACCAGGTGGGGGTGACCCGAACGATGCGTCAAGGTCCACAAGCTGGACCGTCATGGTTGTCCCGCTTCCCGTGGAACCCACAGCGATTCGCATCGGGAAGAGGGACAGATCGTCAATCGACGGCTTGGGCGCCTTCAGCCTCGTCGTGTTGGCGTTAGCATCGAGGGGGGTCGGGAGTTGGTCGAGAGGCCCTCCCGGGAGGAGCTTGAACCGCTGCTCCATTCCTTCGTAGTCGAACCGCTGGAATGCGAGCTTCTCCTTACCCTCGTTCTTCGTCCACGCGAAGCGAGCGTAGGGCAGGTTCCCATCCGCCTCGACGTACACGAGGTATTCGGTCCGCGGGTTCGGCTCTGAACCCCACGGATAGGCGGCACCGAATGCACCGCCATCGAAGATGGTGTTGTCCGGAGACGCCGTAAACGCGGAGTTCGACGTGCCCAGACGAGGCTTTTCGAGCACATACCCTTTCAAACTGAAGGCCATATCAAGCCACCTTCTGTGTTTCGCGACGCATGTGTGCCCGTAGACGACGGCAACAACTACAGACGAGGTCGCACTTAGCCACCTCTTTCAGGATCCTGCCCCAGGACCAAAGCCTGGATACGTCGGTAGCTTTAGAACCCCCCACATGATCGAACTCCATTGCCGGTACGGGAAATACACCGCCACAATCCTGGCACGGGCCCGACTTCAGAGCTTCAAGCCTCACTCTCAGTGCGACACGATAAGGGTTGAGCGAGCGTTCTCGACGAGCCTCCGTGCGCGTTCTGTGGTAGTTGGCACGAACGAGATCACACTTCGCGATCTCCGCCAAGATGGTGTCATCCGAACATGAAACCATTTGACTCACGGGGGCAACTTCGCTTCCCCATACATGATCGAAGTCCATGCAGACAGGTGGGTAGCTGCGGAGGCAGTCAACGCACTTTTTACCCCGCTTCATGGATTCGATGAAGGCGCGCTTTCGACTTGTGTAGTCTCGTGCAAAGGCGGCTCGTTCTGCACCCGTATAACGAGCCGCCCCGTGAGCTAGGATCTCGTTTCGATGGGTGGTGTACCATGCCCGTTTTGAAGCGTTGTATCGCTCAGGATTGGCCGCTGCCCACGCTCTAGTCGCTGCTATGCGTCGATCCCAGTTCATGTTGGTGTACGCTCTCAGGCACACCTTGCACCGGCAAGACAGCCCGTTCTTTTTCGTGCGGTCACGCTGGAAAGGGCCAAGCGAATCACACTTTACACACCTCTTCGAAGAGGGCGTAGCACCCATTTTGTCGAGGCCTCAGTTGATCGTGATCGGGACCCAGTCATGGAAGACGCCCTCGCAGTAGAAGACGAGGAGCACGCCGTTCGATTCCAGACGGATCTTGCGGGACTGCCGCGTCGGGGTCACCGCAAGCTGCGCGATCAAGTCACTGAGGGTGGGGACTGCATTTTCATCCATTTTGGATCTCCGATCTCATACGATTTGGCCGATACCAACACCCGCACCACCGACGATGCTGGGGGGTCCTGCTACAGGCGTAGGAAGTACAAGAGAAAGAAAGGCGATGTCGAGCCCCATCCCAATGGCGCTCGCTTTCTGAATCGCCCCAAAGCCCACCATACCTACACTCGCGAAACCTGCAATCATCATCGGAGCGGCCGGTGGGGCAATGAACTTGCAGACGCCCGCTCCGAGCCCCACGCCAGGGTGCACGGTGATGACCTGACCCTGGACCATGCCGAGGCTGATGCCATTCGCGAGCCCGATGACCGTGAGGGGTGCGATCGGGCCTATCATCGCGAACGAGGCGAAGCCCGCCGAGAGGCCCGCGATCAAGAGAGGGGGTGGCACCACAAGTGGTATTACACCAGCCCCCACCCCCAACGTGCCTGCATCCACTGTGAGAACTTTCACCAAGGGGGACCACATCATGATCCCCGCCGCGATCCCGGCTGCCAGTTGGGGCGTGGCGATGCCGAGGTGTCCGGTCGACACGAGGTTCGCGGTGATGGGGCCGATGAGTCCAGGGGGCGTCAGGGGCATCGCGTTGGTCTTCCGTCAATATAGTCTGCCAGTCGCCTGAAAATGGCGGGGTCGGAGCAGCCCTATTTCATGGTGTTCGCGAGGTGGGAGATCACGGCGACGTTTCCGCGCACGTACCCGCCTGTGGGATCGATCCGATCGAGAGTCATTGACGTTGGGCCCACCTTTCCGACACCAGGCTTGAACGGCACGTTCGTGATCGGGCAGATGTTGTCCGCGGATGCACGCCTGAACATCAGCAAGCGTGAGATCGAAGGGTACGTTGAAGCGGCGCGCCCTCAGTTTTGCCCCTTTGAGCAAGAGGACAACGGGCTTCGAGGTGTAATAGTCGCGTTTTTCCGGCGCACTTCTTCGCCGTTCTGTGCTCGGTATTCGCGTGCAGTGGCTCGCAGACGATCACCGTTCTTCGAGTAATAATGGTCATTGTATGCGAGGTGTTGTTCGCGATGCCGTTCATGGTTGGAACGTCGGTACGCCAGAACTCGGTCACGGTTCTGCGCGCACCATTCTTTCTTCACCTGTCGGATCCGTTCTTGGTTCCTTTCGAGGTAGGCACGTCGCGTCGCTTTTCTACCCTCTGAAGTTTGCTTCTCTCGGATAACTTTTTTTGCTGGAATGCTTCCTTGCCAAAACGAAGGATCCACCAGCGTTTCAGTGTTAGGCGAACCACACCGAAGCGCCGAGCAACCGCAGTGAAGGTCTCGTCGGTGTGGAACGCTTCGTAGGTGTCCTCAGGTTTGACTCTCGACGGGGGCATGGCACCAACTGAAGCACCTGACCTGAACTCTGTTAAAGACTTCGTATTAATGCCGATCCCATCAGAGGAAGACCGGTCACCCAGTCCAAACTCGGCACGCCCGGGGGCATCATCGGAATACCACGAGCAACGCCTAGCACAGCCGGAGGTCCACCGAGCAGCACCTGAGTGGATAGGAGCGAGATCATGACAGGCGAGGTGATGGCCACCGCAAGTCCCGCCGTGATCGAGACTGCGCCCGCGCCCGCCGTGATCGAGACTGCGCCCGCGCCCGCCGTGATGCCGATGGCACCGGCGGCAGCGTTGAGGACGATACCGCCCGCTCCGACGTTGACCGTGTACGCACCGGCGGGGTTGTTGAACAGCGTGGCACCGGCGAGTGTGTTGTACGTCACGGCGCCCGCCAAGACGTTCTGAACGACTGCACCAGCAAGAACGGTCGAGATTTTCCCACCTAGTACAACGGTCTCAAGCACTGCCATCGCGTAGTTGTACTGACTCTTGCCCGAGATGAGCATGTTCAGGCCGCCGTAGTTGCCCGAGAACCCGCTCTGTGCGTTGATCGAAAGAGCATCGGTGAAGATGCCGTAGCCACCGTTGACCGTCGTAGACTTGGCACCAGCGACGTTCTCAATGTTGCTGGCGGCGCAGAACTCTTCCTTGTTGCCTGCGTACTTTGCACTGTACGCTACATCGTTGGAGTCGGGGACACCCGAGTACTCAGCGGCATACGACGAGTGGTAGCGGACTTTGATCGCCTGCCCCGACACACTGGACCCGAAATCGGCGACGATGCCGCCTTCGAGCGTCAGGTGGAGCGAGACGTTGTCCGGTTTGGACGCGCCGATGCGAGCTTTGACCGCGCCATCGCAGTTAATCTCTGCGGAAATGTTGCGTGCGTCACCCGTGGCGTACTTCTCGACCTTGGATCCAGGGATGTTCGCAAAAAACTTGCCCTGTTTTGACACTGCGATGGCGAACGGCTGGTCACCATCACCGCCGATCGGCGGCTGCACCTTGAATAAGTACGCCCCCGCCATGGTATCCACTTCGGTGTCTGGGGTGAGAGGGTTGCGATCACATTCTTCTAACGTGAATTTACCACCCGATACCTGTCCGAACGAATCGAACAGCTTGGGGCGAAGGACTCGCCCATACTGGCGCTGGCCCATCCCAGAATAAAGGTCATTTCCAACGAGGGTACCGAAAACCTGCTCTATATACTTAATGCGGCGACCACTCTGTGGGGAGAAACCGTCGATTTCTTCGAGCACATCCATGGACGCATCAGTTGTATGCGCCATCTCCATGCGGTGTTCAGTATATGCATCACCACCTCCACCCAAATTCCCAGAAGACTCACTGAAAGAGTCCTCAAAGTTCACCGCATTAGTAGTGGCCGCGTAGAACGCCTTGCGTCCGTTGGAGAACGTCACCGGTGGAAACTCGGTCGAGTTATTGAAGAGGTCAAGGATACGGCCGTTCGTGTTCGAGAACTTGCTACTACCCCCTGGCAAACCGGGGCCCGCCGCTTGAAGCTCATCCCTACCAAAATAACGATCGCTCTCACCGCGAAGAGTGCGTCCGTCAGGCCCGAAGATGTCTAAGGGCAGCCAGGCTGCACTACGACGAATGGGGCCGGACAGACGAGAGACGCCGGCCTCAGCCTCTACACGGTGAACGGTCTGAGCGACGAGAGTTCGATCGGCATCACGAAGCTCAAAGAGGTCGCCGGCGCGGTTCGCAATGCGGACATCCTTGGTCAGTGTAAACTCTGCGCCGGCGGCGGACATACCGCCCACCTCACCGGGCCGCAGACGAAGACGCTTGAATCGAGTGACCGGAGACCCGAAGCTTTCTTCGTAGGTGTCCTGATCATCGGCCTCGATGCTAGAGGGATCCGTTGACGCGTGTGGGTCGAAACGCAAGCCCGAGCGTGTGCCAACGGGAACGTACCCAAGGATCACGGCCTCATATAGCTGTTTGTGCTTGCGACGGTACGCGATGATAACGATCGAGTTCACCTCGGGCACGCCGCCCCAAAAACTCCTCGGGCCAGTCATCGCTTGGGTGAGGTCGACCTCTTCCTGCGTGCCACCACCCGTCAGGATCTTGATGGTCGCTTTCATGTGGAACTCGTCCACACGAGTGATCAACCCGACCTTCAACCCGAACGGGTCGCCGCTGCTCGTGAATTCCTTGCCCGGTACGGTCCCGGGGGCGACTTTGCCGGCCATACGTCACGTCCTCTGCGTCGGTGGGATTTTGTTTAGCTCGGACTGAAGACCAGCGATCTCCTGTTGGAGACGTGTGATGTCGGCGTTCACCTTCGCGAGCCGATCCTCTGCTGAAGTACGCCCGACGACTGTTGCCCCACCGTCGTGAAGCTCAATCTCCAAGCCCTGTTTCTCCTTCGTGAGCCGAGCGATCTCTGCCTGCTTCGTTGCGATCTGCTGTGATAGCTCGGTGCGCCTCGATCCGCTCCTTAGGTTTGCACCGAAGTTGGACCAAGCTTCACGGAGCCCGCGAAGGTTGGATTCTGTCTGTCCGATGGTGTTGCCGGCCCCGAGGGCGTATCTGTTCGGAGCTGAAAACGGCGGAGAGAGATCACCGAACTGTTGGACTTCACCCTCGAAGCGGTCTGTAGTTGGGTCGTTTGTGTTTGACCCACCTCGTAACTCTCGCTCCTGTGCTTGGTGCGGTGTGTCCAGTGCGCTGTAGAGCTTGTAAAGGAACTCGTCGACTCGCTGGAGAACGTTCTGTCCTTGAGCCAGCTTCAGGGGGACAGGACGATTCGCGGCTGCTGCATTCTGAATGGACGCAGCGGTCTCGGCATCTCCTGCGACTACGTCAGAACCCGGCGTTGTCGACTCGAACAAACCTGAGGCAGGTGCCACTGGCCGAATCGTTTTCACCTGGTAGCCGGCGTTGATGAAGTTCAGCTCGGGGCGGCCGAGGAGACATGCGCAGTTGGGGTCCAGATCCGTGACTGACGGGTCCTTGACCCGTAGCTCGGCAAGAGTGAGCGCACGCGAGAGCTGAGACGCCTCCACGCTCTCAGCAAATCCCTTCTCTTCAGGTGAGCCGAGCGGACGAGCCTCGACAAAGTTCGTGCCAGAATCGTTGAGTCCGCCGTTCACGAACTCGGGCTCCTTCGTTTCGGGGTTGAGCACGGCGGCCGTCTGAAGGTCTGTCCCGTCAGGGCTCAGACGGGACAGCGTGTCCGCCGGGTCCGCGTGCCCGGTGTTGATCGTGGTAAGGCCCTGCGTTTGCGCAGCAAGGACCGCTTTCAGACTACCCGATAGCGCTTGTTGCACGTCGATGGTTGCGGCCTGGTTGGAGCCCCCGTCAGAGAGAACCAGTCGACCGTCACGAAGCGCAAGACCGCGACCGTACCTGAAGTGCCCGATCACCTCGAACCCACGTTCATCGCTCACCGGACGGATCATTGCCGTAGAGCCTTGAAAGAACTTGGTTTGATCGCCCCCTTCTTGACGCACGTCGATATTTGCGGTGGGTATCAAGATGATCTCGCCGATGACCTTCTTTGAGTCATAGGCGTACGTGTACACCCCGGCCGAGTTAAGACCGTACTGGTATCTGTTGTTGAAGTATTTGGCCTGTAACTCATCCAACTTATCAGCGGCGAAGCGTGCCAGTTCTTCTCCAATCTCTGCCCCCTTAGTCTCCAGTTTCTTCCTCTCCTTCGGATCGGAGTAGGGGCTTTTGGATGGTCCTGACTTAACGCCCGCTGTCGCCTTCAGCTTCTCCGTCGGGGGCTTGAATGGCCGGGTATAGACCATCACTGCGTTCGGATAGCCTAGCTTGCGACCCGTCTTAGGGTGCGTAAGGATGATGGGCTCATTCGGATCCTGTTGGCCTGGTTGGACTTCTGAGTTGCCAGGCAGACTGGAACCGTTCAATATCTTCAACTCGAACCTCCCGCTCTGCGAGATCGTCTTCGAGCTGTACTTGACGGCGGACCCCCCGGGGTTCTGCACCGCCCCTTTTGAGAAGCCGGTGTGCTTCAAGTGCCCGATGCTTGCAGGCGCGTAAAACTTCCCCCGGCGAGACGTGAGAGTCAGTTGTGTTGTAGCCCGACCTCCAAACTGAATGTTGTGACTAATGCCAGAGACGTACCAGACCTCGTCCTTATGAGGGACGTAGACAGGGAATCCTAATCGTAGCTCGGGACGTAAAGGGATGGTCGCTGAGCCTTTGTGCCTTCGAGAGTTTTTGCGATCAAGAATGTCCATCCCATGGTAAAACATGGTTTGAACATCCCCCAAGAATTCGCTGTTGTACGTCTCGGGGCGCCAACCGTACTTCCGAAGAAGATGATAGTCTGTCACGGACGTGAACGGAGTCACCTCCTCGGGCAGGTTGTATTCGACATTCCCACCATAGCTGCCTTGTAACGTGAGCTGGGTCACAACCTCGGACTCACTCTCTGGCCAACTACAATCGATGATGTCGATGTCCTGAAGCCAACTTACTGGTTTGTTCGATAGCACGTCGAGGTTGAAGAATGGCGGCTTGAAGACGATGTCTCCAGACGGGTCCATGTACAGCTCAAAGCCGATGGCCTCCTTTGCGAGATTCGCAATCTCAAGCTTCGTCTGATACTCTGACTGCCAGAAGTTCACGTTACCGGCGTTGCTGAACTGCGTCCGGAACGCCGTCACACTCGGCGACGCCGGGTCAAAGATCATCTGACTGCCGTCTGCCCCACCGTTGGCTCGTGATACCTCGGAAGATGCGAAGTGCTCGTGCTTGCGACCTACCTTTGGCATCTTTGCATTGAGAGTCGAACCGCGGACGGCTACTCCGTTGACGCCGTACATGACAAGATTGGAGCGAATACGACGGAACCGTTGCTCCCAATAGACCATGATGTCCGTGAGCGCCGTTGTGAACGTTGCCTTTTGCGTCTGCTCCTTATAGAGGCTGATCAGGCTTCCGGAGCCGATGACCACGTCACCGAAAGACGCTTGAGCAAGCGTCCAGATCACATCGTACGGATTCGTGCCGAAGAACACATTGCCGAAGATACTTCTCCCTTGCTGCCCGGACGGAGCCGTGAAGGCCGCATTGACGTTCATACGGCAAAGCTCCCACCACTTCAAGATGTCGGAGCACTGAATCGTGAACGTGTTCTCCCCCGATGAGTAGTTCGGGGTTGTCTCAGTGATCAGGCCCCAGAAAATGGGGTAGTATTGGGGCATGCCTTCGACGAGGTAGAAGCCCTTCGCGTAAATCTCGACCTCCATCATCGGGGTGACGAGGGGGTTACCGTCGAAGTAGAAGTCGTCGATGGCATGACGAGGGATCGCCATGTTGATCGACGCCGAGCCACCCCCGGGGGAATCGACGCTAAGGTCTACCTGGATCGATGTGATATACTTATTGAAATCGAAACGCCGACGGCATGATTGACACCCGAGAAGCTCGACCTCCCCGTTGATGTACACGAGCGCATCCGGCGCGTGGACCACGGTCGGTATAATGCCCGACTGATATGTTCCCTGAAACGGTCCGCGCGCCATTCTTACTGTCCCCGATCTCGATTGAAGATCGCCTGCGCTCGTGAGATGATATCCGTCAGAACAGGGTCCGTGGAGAAGGTGGGCTGAACAACCTCGTAGCCTTCGGGCCCTTCATTCAGACTCACGGTCTGCACAGGGTTCACGGAACGGAGACGTTTCGCGGAGTCAAGGAGCTGTTGCTCGGTGGAGTCCAACAGGAACCACGCGCGGGCAACGAAGGAGAAGCTGTACTCCAGCGTATACGGTGCCGTATCCGATTCGGTGATGGTGAAGTTATCGAAGCTGCCGACGTAGAGGGTGTTGTCATAGTAGATGTAGATCGACCCGATGAGGGACATCAGGCTGTGGTTCTCGGTCCTGTTGTCGAGGAACTCCTTCATCCACAAGGCTCCGTTGCTTTTGTAGAGAAGGTAGAGCGACATGAGGTTCTGGAAGCTCAGGGAACCCGCCCTCGCGGTTCTCGTGAGGCCAGGTCCGGTGGCGTTGAACGCATCCATCGCGAAGAACGCGGCAACCTTCCCGGACCCCTCGATGCGCTCCTGACCGTCACCCCAGTGCTCGACGATGGGGCCGTTTCGGCCGTAATTTCCATCCGAAACGATCTTCTCGGCGCTCATACTAAAGCTCTCCGGGTTCACGAGCAGTCGTAGAGGGGGCATCTTCGCCATCTGCTCGATGGCTGCCTGTAGTGCCTTGCGGACGGACTCTTGCGCGGCCTGAAAGCGTTGCCCAAGAGTTGGCACTTTGAGACTCGTGCCCGCTTGCTTGTTGATGTCCTTGGCCGCGCCCTTGGCGTCTTTTGAGCCATCCTTAGCCCAAGCCTTAGAACCCTGGCCTTCAGCGACGTTCTGCCGGTCTGTGCTCGTCGATCGAGCGCCCAGACGTCGAGCGTTCTGCGCTTTGGTTATCTCGGCTGCAAAGGGGCTCCCCGCCTTCGTGGTCCAAGCTTCAACATCTTCCCGGGAGATCGCACCATCCCCGTCCCCGTACTTGGTATCGACGATATTATTCGCCTGGTATGCCAAGTCTTGCTTACCGCCAACACCACCGTCTCTGAACGCGCCATAACCCCCGTGGCTTGCTTGGTAGGCAGCGCTGGCGTACAAAACCCCTCCGGGATTGGTTCTGGCGTAAGCGTCCCCCAAGTTGCGGGCGGCTAGCTGTGCAGCAGACATACCTCTTACACCGTTGCTCTTAAAGTATTTCTCTGCCCAGAAGAGCTGTCGTTCGGCTGATAGTTTGCCGAACCGCTCATACTCTTCGGGCGGGATCCCAAGTTTCTTCGCCGTGTCCGGGGCAATCTGGTTCAGCCCTTTGGCCGTGACCTTACCGTTTCGAACGGCAACGGCGCTTGTATTGAATCCGCTCTCGTTACGCATGACCACGGCCATGGCACCGGGATCAACCTTGAGCCGATCGCACATAGCCGTGAAGTCGACCCAAAACTGGTCCCCCAGCTTAGCCCCTCGGCCATGGTAGCTTCCGTTTTTCAATCCACCGGGGCCTTCGGGGATAGTCGGGGTCTCTGCGTCCGGAGACACGAACTCGTCGACGGGAGACGTGGCCTTACCAGCTCTAGCCGGGCCATCTACCGGAAACGACCCAGACTGCGCAGCCACCGATGCCGAACGGTCCAACTTCTTGTCGGACAGGTTCACCGCCGGTGGCAACAACCCGATGACGAAGAGTTTCGGGTTCCGCCCCGTACGCTCAACGGGTGAGATCGGAACGAACTCCGCGGCAACCTCATCGTCCGTTGTGGACAGACGGTCGTACTTCGTCAGGGCGTCATAGACGCCCGGCGCGTGGTAGTCGGCCGTGTCGATGATCTGCCTGAAGATGTTGGTGCTGTCCGCCATCAGATGATCCTTGCAGCTAGCTGAGCGTTCGAAAGCTCAATCACCTCTTGAGTGGTCGGCGCGGTGGGGGTGGTCGTTCTCGTGTAGTTTGTGCTCTGGAATTGCGGCCCGGTACGGGAAGCGCTTTCCACCGACGGTAGGCGAAGAATCGTCTCCTGAACCTTGAAGGACCAGGAGAGGTTGAAGGTAAAGGGAGAGTCCGCCGTCTCCTCCACCTGGAACGTCCGGAAGAACCCCAAATACGTACCACGATCGAACATGAGCATGATCTGTCCCTGAAGGACGATACGCCCCGAAGGATCTCGCACGCTACCGTTGTTGTAGTAGAGGTCGTGGAAGTCTCGGTACCGATCCCATGCGATCGTGCGCTGCCTGAGGATCGCCGAGGTGCCGGTCATGGTGTGCATGAAAGCGCCAGTCGAACCCTGCGCGCTGATCTCATCGAGGTCGTCACCCCAATGCTGCTCAACCCAACCCCCCATCGTCTGGATGCGCTCGACCTTCTTGTTGAAGGTCTGCGTGAGGTTGCTCGGGTTGACGTGCAACACAAGAGCCGTGGGCAGAAGAGCCACGTGGCGGGTCACGGGGCTGGTGACCTGGAAGGCCATCGGAATGAACGACTGCCTGGACTCCATGCCGTGCCGGTACACGGGGCTCCGTGTGGGGCCCGCGTTCGGCGTGAAGTCAGGGTTCGCTGAAGGGATCCGCGGCATGGGTCAACTCCTCAGTGGAACTTCTCGCGACGCTTGTACTCGTAGATCCCTTCGTTGACCTTGTTCTCCAGGTGCCGAGCGAGATCCTGGCCGCCGATGCCGTTGACATTGAGCGTGATGTTCACGGAACCACCGCCCTGTGTGGCGCCTCCTCGCGGAACAATCGTCTCGCCAGGTGCGACGGACGCGAAAAACTCGCCAGACGGGGGCCTTGCAACAACCCCCCCTTCCGCATTCGCAGGGGGCACCATGACCGTGCCCGTCGCCGTCGAGTTTTGAACAACTTGCTTCCCGAAATTTGTCGCGTTGAAAGTGCCCGCTTTGAGGCCCGCAGCGACCGATCCACGGTCCAACCCCGAGTACATGTAGTATTCGAACAGCGCCGTCCGTAGCGCATCGAGCGTGCCGTTCTCGATTGCGGGTTGGAACGTGTTCTTGACGTTGCCCTTGTCGAAGCCGAGCTTCTTCTGCCCGTCCGCAACGCTCTCAATCGCCGTCGTCGTCTGTGCTTGCTGCTCGACCGTCGCCGGCTTCTCCTTCGACGGAGGAGGGGCGATAGCAGCACTAGGTGTGGCGGCTGTTGCTCCGGAGGCAGCCGCTCCCGGGGCAACCCCCTGAAAAGTATGTGCAAGCTGGTCGTCACTCAAAGTTAGGCGGATCTTGTCGATGATTTTGGCCACATCCTCCTCACTGAACCCGGCGGCTGTACCAGCGGCTTCAATATCTCTGCCTTGAGATAGATGCCAGGCCATACTTTTCATCTTACGCTGATCGTAATCGTCGTTATTGACCTCCGCCATCCTGATGGCCTCTTGAAGACGCTGTCTCTTCAAAGAGTTACTATTACCTGCGCCGCCGAGGTTGGCCGAGATGGATCCAACCACCTTGTTGTAGGCGTTCACCAACGCTTCGCGCTCTTCTACCAAAGAACGACTTTCAGACTCTACAGCGTTAGCCTCATCAGTTTTACCCTGTTTCCGCAGCTCTTCTGCTTTCAGGCCCAACTCCTTACTACGCGCTTCTAACTCTTTTGCTTTACCAGGATTTTGGTAAATCACAGCTTCCTGTGCCTTGAACGTGCCTGTCCTGTACGCCTTCCGCTTGAAGTCCTCTTGGTCTGCGGAGGACTTGAATGCCTCCATCAGCTCCTTGTTCTTTGTCCTAGCGACGGTCATCTCCGTTCGCTTCCGGTCGTTGGCGCCACCGGGTAGAAGGTTGGAGATCGTGTCCCAAATCCCCATGAACACGTCGTAAGCTTGGTTCAGAAGGAAGTCTATGATGATCTGGAGCTTTTCGGAGACACTCTGAGTTAGCTCCGCTTGCGTCTTCGCGTAATTGGTCACCTGTTGAGCCGCGTCGAGATCCTTCTTGGCGTCCGCGCTCATTGAGCGAATGATCTCCTGACTTCCCATCTCGTCGATCTTCTTCAACTCTTCGATGCCCTTACCTTCATCAGTCGCCTGCTTCTTCATGAGCTTGCGCTGCTTATCGACGGCTTTCTCGACCTTGATCATGGCGTCGAGCCTCTCCTGAGAGAGGCCGAGCTGCTCCGCCATCATCTCCATGCCGATCGACCCTGCACCTTCGGAGAGATTCTTCCCACCTCCGAACTTGGCGAGCGCGGCAGTGTAGAGATCAAGGACGGCACCGGGACCAGCGTTCCCCAACGCCGTGGCCTTACCGAAAGTGCCTTTACCGGCTCTCTGTTTGTCGATACCATACTGCGTGATGGCCTCTTGGAGATCGCCTCCGATGTTTGCCTTGCCGAGGTGCTTCTCCAGCGCCTCACCACCCTGATCAATGGCCGATGCAATATCGTCGATTGAACCAGTGGCGCCCGCTGCCTTCAGCTTCTCGGCGAGGTCTTCACGCCGGTTCTTCATCTCACGGTTGAGGATGCCCGTGACCTTCTTGTCTCCCGCGAGGAGCGACAATTTGAGCTTCTCGGTCCGCCCCATGTTCTTCAACCCTTGAGCGGTCTCCTGCATGAACTTTTGCGCGTTACGGGGGCTCATCGCCTTACCCACGAGCTTCAGGAGTTGAACCGAGTCCTCCAGTCGGTTGTTGTACAAGGAGAGGTCGGTCGAGATACTCCGGATCATCTGGAAGAACTTGTTCTGCGCGATCCCGGAGTCGCTGGCGGCTTGACTGATCTGCGCGAACGATCCAGCGATGTCCTTTGCCTTCGTGCCAAGCTCGGTCATCATCTCGCCTTGGAATTGGGCGATTTCAGTCAGGCTGACGCCAAAGTTACGTGAGAATGCGACGGCCACGTGAACCATGTCCGCGGAGAATCTGCCAACCTCCTTTCGGGAGGCTTCGGCTTCATCACGAATACGTCCGAGAGATACACCCTCCTGATTGAGCACACCCAAGAGGGCAAGGTGGTCCTTCGAAGTCGTACCCCATTCGAGGTTCGACTTCGCATCGAAGGCGGCACCTCGAATACTTTTCACGGTCGCGTGTAGATCCTCAAACGCTATGTCGGCTCGGCCGCCAGCGGTCGCCAGAAACTCTCCCGTGCTGGCAGTAGAGAGAAGCTCTTTCTGGAACTCCTTCGCCGCTGCGTCCGCGTCGATGAACAGTTTCACGATCGCCATGACCGCGCCGGCTGTCATCGACAGCGCAGGACCCAACTTCGTCAGCGTGCCGGCGATTCCAGTCATCGCTGAGACTGCACCGCCCATCTGAGCCATCTTGCCGACAGCGCCCTTACCAAGACCCCCGAGGGCTCCGCCAATGCCCCTAGCCATACCGCCGAAGCTCTTGCTACCTAGGCCTGACATCGCGTCAGATAGGGAGGCACCGACCTCCTTGGTCATCTTGCGCCGATCGAATCCGACGAAGCCCTTGAAGGCGCTCTCCATCTCGTCGCGGTATTCCTTGGCGTTCGCTTCGATCGCTTCGTGAAAGGCCGCGCCAAAGTCGAGACCTTTCTGATTCTCGCGGATTTCCTTGATCAGCGAGAGCCTGTCCTCAAGCCCTTGAATCGATTTCTTGATGCCGACCTTTTCCTCGGCACTCGCTCGGCTAAGCTCGATTCGCGTATCGTGTAGCTGCTGATGCAAGTCCTCTTGCTTCTTGGTCAGAACGATGAGCTGCTTCTGGCTCAGCATCAACCCTTTCGAGTATTCGACACCAAACGATTCAGCAGTATCTTCCAACCCCTTTAAGAGATCGTTCGCACCCTCTGCGGCATCACCAATGCGACCGAGCCCCCGTTTGAAGGAAGCCTCCATCGCTTCGATGGTCCTCTTCGCCCGTCGGCCATCGATGTCGAGACTGAATTGGAGCTTGGTGATGTCGGTCGGCATGGTCTCTTACTTCCGTCGGCTGAAAGGAACCGTAGGGGCTGGCCGTTGGCCGCCGGCCGGGATCACGGGGGTACGTTCGGGTGCGGGAGGGGGCGAGTCGCCGTACCACTTTTCTCGGTGTTGTTGCCCCTTCTCGTCGAGCATTTGGGGATGGACCATGATCCGAGCGGCGTTCTGTGCCTCCACGGTCCGTCGGCGCTCGATACGATCTCGGAGCTGATCCGGGGTCAGACCAGTGATGTCACTCCCACCCGTGAGCGGTGCGTCTCCGTACCGGGCAACGTATTGAGCCGCGATCCGCTCGCTCTCCTGCCTCTCCTCTTCACGACGCTGCCGAATCTGTTGCTCGTAGCGGTCGACGATAACGTCGTGCCAATCCTTCTCGCCCTTGAGATCCCTCTCTAGCTGCTCTGCCAGCTCATCTTCGGTGTGCGCGACAACCATGGGCACGCCGTACTTCGACTTCTGCTCTTTCAAGGGTTGGCCGAGGAGCACGTGATTCAGAAGAGCATCCTTCCGAGCAAACCGTGCATCCCGGTCTTTGCGACGGCGCGCTTCGTCTTGGCGGTAGACCTTCGAGATCCCCTTGCCAGCCATGCAGGAGCCCACGAACTTGGCGTGCTCCCACGCACGGTCGTAATCCTCCTTCTTGTCCTCGTAGTAGTTGATCGCACGCCAGATGAGCTGCCCCCAGTTCATCCCAAGGTGCTCCGTCCCCGGGACACCCGTGAGCGTCGTTTGGGTCAGATCCAAACCCCTGATTTGGGCCCATCTGAACCGGGACTGATCCTCCATTGCGTAGGCTTCAGCAAGGCGCACCGCGTTGCTGGCTCGGCGATTGATCTCCGACAGGTGCCGGATGATCCGCGCCCTCATCTGCGGGGGGAACTCTGCGAACGCCTTCGCCACCTCGGGGACATAGCGCCCTCGATCGACGAGTACGTTCATCCCATCGACCATGAAAACCCCGTACGCGATGAACGTGTTCCAGAACCGACTTGTCGGCTGCGGACGCGCACCACTACCGGCCACGAATTCCAAGAGGCTGAACTCATGATGGTTCAAGCTCTTGAACACGAACCTGGTGTCGTTGATGTCCGCCGTGACCGTAAGGAACCCTCGAAAGAGAAGGTTCTCCGTATCCCGGTAGACAGCCGGATCGACTTCTGGGGCACGGAAGGACGGCCTGATGACCCCCTCTTCAGTACTCTCTTCCTCGGGCTCTCCGAGCGCTTCGTTCTGCGCTCGGAGAGCCGCTTGCTGTTCCTCGTACGACGGGATGGCCATTGGACATCACGGCAATCGCGTAGGCGGTCTGTAGTACGGGTTCATCCCAACCTTCGGGGGCTGGTCGATGATCTTTCGAACCTCGTCCACGTTGACTCGTTCCGCACCACTGCCAGAGATGACGGGTACTTCAGCAGGGGCCGGCCGAGCCGCTTGCGTAGACCCCTCTAGGAGAGCCGCTGTTAGCGATGGGTCGACGCCCATCTCCATCGCTGCGTAGACTGCGCCCCGGCCGGTCTGTGGGACCGGCCCGTAGCCCGTAGGGGGCGGAGGCACGGGTGTGCCAGGCATCACTTGCCCGGGCATCACATGCACGGGGACGCCCGGTGGCATGTTTGGGCTCGCAATCGGGTATACCGGCGTGACTTGCTGTACCGGCTGCGGTGTGTACACCACCGGGGCCGGTAGAGGGACAGGCACGGGCTGCGGTTGAGCGTACTGCGGTGGCGTCGGAGGCGCGGGGGGCGGCGCATGGTAGACGGCTTGCGGGTGCTCGACCGGCTGAGGCACCGGAGCCGTTGCTGCGGCCGTCTGGTTCATGGGGACGCGCTCCCGCATCATCCGAGCCAGGTCGTATCCTTGGTTCGGCTGAACGGCAGCCTCGGAGGGCATACTCTGCGACTGAGTGCCTTGGGGCGGAGCACCCTCCGGCGGAGCACCTTCCGGGGCATCCCTACGATCGAGCGTCACCGACAGCTTGTGGTTGTAGCCGAACTCGGCGAGGGTGGTCTCGACAAGGGCGGGGGGAATCTCATCCTCCAACTCCCGGATCTCACCGAGAAGCCTTCGGAGCTTGTCCGCTGGGGCTTCCTCGGCCGTGGTGAAGGTGACTTTGTCTTTGGCCTGCTTTTCAGCGGCGCTGACTACGTCACCAAATTTTCGGTACGCGACGAAGATGGCTTCCTTCGACCATGAGTCGAGAACGTTTTTCCGTAGGAAGGCGTGAAGCTCTAGCTTCACCTTCCTCATCGACCCCTGATTCTTGGGGTCGGGTTGCTCGTCTTCGACGTACTGAGTGTCCCGGAGGTCACACCCATTCAACTCCACGATGGAGCGAGCGATGTGCGCCTTTTGAAAGGCGTTGAGGTATTCGAGGTTCTCTAGCTCGCGAAGCTCGTTGAGGACCGCCTCGTATTCGTCAGGCCGGAGATTGCGAAGGACGATGTCACAATCTCCGATCTGAAACCGCTCTTCGACGAGGCCAATGCTCTTTGCACGCGTGAGTGCTTCTCGAAGCGCCTTCGATGAAATAGTACCCATTTGATTCCGTCTCCATCTGATGTTAGACGGGAGGCGCGACGAGAGATGGGCCTACGGATGCTCTCCTCGTTGTTCCGAGGTCTCCTGCTGATCCGATCCCATTTCTTCTCTCGGACGCGCCTACCGTCAGTCGTCTTAGCCGCCGACGAGGCCGGTGTTGAGCGCCGCCGTACCACCGCCGAAGCGGATCGAGTACGTCTGGCCAGCGGAGCCACCGATGGGTGCGAGACCGGAGTCGATAAACTCGCCGTACTGCGACGTGCCATCGATGACATCAGTCACGACACACTGAGAGGTCTCCGCAACCATCGCCGAGTCCGACGCGTAGCTAACGGAGTAACTCGTGAACCAGCATCCCTCGTAGAACGTGAAGAGAGCCTTCACCGTCGTGATCGGGGAGCCAGGACCCTGTTGGACCGTGGCGTTCTTCGCACCCGGACCGTTGAGCCCCTCCTCACGCGAGGAGATTTCGCTCATGACGATCTCCTGTTTGATGTCGAAGGGCCAACGGTGGTGGCGGAGCGAACGGACGAGGCCGTCGATGCCCCCCTTGTACCCTAGAACCTGAAACAGGTTCGCATGGTACAGAAGCGTCTTGTTGAGCGTGACCTGCATTGGCTCGGTCACACCCGGGACCAGCTCGGCGATCATGTCGCCATAACCAATCCCTCGGACCGGCTGGACATCACGGCTCTCGTCGTGCGAGAACTCCGAGATCGCTCCGATCTGCTGGATGGCAGCCGAACCCACGGCATAGCCAAACAATTTGTTCTTCTGCGACACCACCGCACGTGTATTGGGGGCGGTGCCCATTCGGTAGATGTATGTGCTGTTGGTGACAGGCATGGCTTTCCCTCACGACGTTGAGCGGAGCATCACGAAGAGCGCGGTTGTTCTTCCACGAGTTACAAGAGCGGCATGCAGGAACGATGTTGTCGGCCGTGTGCTCCCCGCCCCGCGAGATAGGTTGCACATGATCCATCGTCAGCTTGCGAACCTGAAGGCAGTAGGCGCACCGATGACCAAACACTTCGATGATTGAAAGCCACTCCTCGAACTTGAAGTCAGAGGCCGTGTAGCGTGCACGGCGCTCAGAGTAGAGCTTCCGAAGCGTATCTTGATTCTCCACGTACCAGCGCTTGTAGTACGCGCGCATCTTCTCAGGGTGCGCTTGCATCCAAGCTTTGGTCCATGCGCGAGCCTTCGCTTTGTTGCCCTGACTCTTGTCCAACCATCGCTGAACGTACTCTGCACTCTTATGAGGATTCGCAGAACGCCACCTACGGCACGATGCGCTGTGCTTGTCCTTGTTGTTGTGGTAGTACGCTTTCGATCGCTCCCGTTGAGCCGGAAGCTCTTTCGCCCTCTGTAGAGCCAGCTTCTCCGGGTTTGCGTCACGCCAGCGTGCAACGCGATCGACGGCCGCCTTCCGCTTACAGGCGTCACAGGACTTGCGGCGAGGGCTCGACCCGACGGGCAGACCGCTACCGCAGGACGAACACGTCCTCGGGAGAATGGTTGCGGTGTCGAGCCCGGAGAGCATGGTCAGTCCTCAGACGTTGGTGGGGAAGAGCGAGTGGATAGTGTCGGCTTGACGGGCAAGTTCGACGAGGTCGTTCCTCACCCACGGCGCCGCCAGGTCGACGTTGGCGACGATTTCTGAGACCTTCGATGCGATCTTGTGTAGGTCGGTCTTGGCCTTTGCGGCGTTGAAACGCTTGCCCGCAGCAACCAGCCGGTCGATCTTCTCGTTCGTACCGTCCACGGTCGCGAGGATTGACTCCACCACATCGGCATTGGCCTTGAGGGACTCGTACGAGGCGGTCTTCTGACCTTGCTCCTCTTGGGCCTTGGCCTGCTCCTGCTCCTTCGGAGCCTGTTCGGCTTGCTGCGCAGGCTCATCCTGAGCTTGTTCGGCGGCCACAACGACGTAGTCGGGGTCCTTCAGTGCCGCAACGAGGCTCTTCAAAGCGGCAAACGAGCCTTGAGATGCTACCTTGGTGCCCATCGCTGTGAGTTGCTTCTCAACAGCGGCGAGCTTCTGCTCGAAGTTCTGCGTCTCGACACTAGCCATGGCTCTTCCTTCCGTCCTCAAAGGCGTCCGATTTTCGGAGGGGATAAGAGGACTAGCGAGCACCTGCCGGCGTGGCGAAAGTACCTCACTAATCCGTGCCGGATCGGCACGGAAGCTCCCCTTCCCGAGCTTCAAATAGGCATCTATCGCGCGACGAGCTTCACTCGTGCTCGACGCCAGCGACGCAACGAATTGGGCCACGGAGACGGTGCCGAGGGTGTAGCGCCACCCGCCGGGGACGTCGACAAAGTCCCGAAGGCCGTCTGTTCCGATCGTGACCAGCACCTTGGTCGCCATGTGTAAACACGGCGGCCATGAGTGGATTAGGGGCTACACTCGGACGAGGAGAGTCACGAGATGCGATGGTAGGATGAGCGTCCCCGTCTCGGGTGAGCGCAACCACAAACCGTCCGTCGACCATTCCGGTAGTTCGCCCATCGCACGCTCCATGTCGTTCAGGATTCGTGCGGCGCTGACGAGGTCGAAGTCGACGTGCCCGCTCTTCTTGGACGCCAGCACATGTCGGCGGCTGTCCTTATCGGGGGAGAAGACGGTCCCACGGAGGTATCCGGCGCGATAGAGGTCCACCCAAGCGTCAAACAAAGGGCCTTCACTTTGCGCCACGACGAAGCCGTTCGTGCCCACTTCGATGATCTTCGGTGCCGGGGTACCTCGACCCAGGTGAGGGAGGTTTCCGGTCAATACGTAGCTGTGGATCCAATCCATGGCCGTTTTGAGTCGTTCACCAGCCTCGCGTTTGCTGAGGCCCGATGGAAAGTGTGTCCGTAGACGGCGCAGGAAGCGATCTAGGTTCGGATCCAAGTGCCCTAGAAAGGCGTCGCCAAGGCGGTGCACCATGTCGACGGACGCGTATAGCCCGGGAGCACTCGGGTGAGTGGCAATGTCCCTGTGCAGGAATAACGCCAGCGCGAAGAGAGTGTCGAAGTCTTGGATCCGTCGTGTGCCGAACGCGATGGGCATCGGACGGCCGGAACAGAGATCCTCAAAGAAGCGCATGAGAGCGCCAGGGGATTCACGTTGGAAGCCTTCCCCATGGTGCTCGTACACGTGAAGCGCGCGGTCACGTGTTTGCTCGACGGAAGCTCCCGTTTCGTACGTGATTGTGTCAGGTACGATCGTGGGGAGGTCTGGTTCGATGCGAATGCTGAAAGTGATTTCCATTCGAGGTGGCCCCACCCGAGAGTCTCGGGTGGGGCTCCGGAATCACTGCACTGCGTCCTTGAGGGCCTTGATGGCAGATGCCTTGATCTTGTTCGACGCGGGCTTTGCAGCGATCGTGATCGGCTGCTTCGTGAACGGGTTGATTCCGTCGCGCGCCGGTCGGGCCGGCTTCTTCACCGTTCGCAGCTTGACGATCCCGGGGATCGTGAAAGTCGCCGCGTCGCTGACGAGCTGCTTGCGCGCCATCTCGGCAAGGTCGTCGAGGACCCCCTTCACTTGGTTCTTTGGAATCCCCTGCTTGTCGGCGATCTCGGCGATCAACTGGCTCTTCGTCAACGGCTTGCTCATTTGCGTTTCCATCCCTTTTGCATGGGGCTCCACGCATCATGGCGTGAGCCTACGGGGAAATACACCGCGCGCTCGTTGAGCCCATAAAACCACGGAAATGGCCGTCGAAAGGTTGGTGTAGGAGTACCTTATGCCGTCCACCTCGCCCGCTGATTTGACCACCGACGCGTTTCTCCGAGGAGCCTGGCGCTACGACGAGGCGTTGTATGCGCAACTTCGACAGAGACTCGATGAGCCCCACCGTGCTTACCACAACGCGACGCACATCAGCGCGTGTCTCTTGATCTCACGCATGTACACCCCAGAGAGTGTCGACCGAGAACCTCTTGAGTTGGCGATCTGGTACCACGATGCAGTCTACGACACCAAAGCTATGGACAATGAAGAGCGAAGCGCCGCTCTGTTCAAGGAACACTCTGAACACATGGGCCTAACCTCCGAAGTGGTTCAGCTCGTTCATGCATGCATCCTTGCGACGAAGCACGGGGACCCTAGCAGTCATACCCATCCGGTTATCGACGCCATGCTCGACGTGGACCTGTCGATCTTGGGTGCCGAACCCACGGTGTTCGACACCTATGATGCGGCGATCCGCCGCGAGTATTGGTGGGTGGTGGAGGACTTATACCGTTTCAATCGTAAGCGCATCCTGGAGAGCTTCCTGGCCAAGCAGCGGCTTTACCGCACCGACTCGTTTCACGAGCAGTTCGATGGACAAGCACGCCTCAACCTGAAGAGGGCAATCGATCGGCTGGTGTAGAACCACCCCATGGATCTCCACGCGATCGCTCGACTCGTCCTTCAGGAACACCCCGAACTCGTCCGGCTGCACGGCGCAGGAAAGACTGTTCTCGGCCGCATGGTCGGCCTGATGGTGGAGAAGGCGCCACGAGGGACAGCCGTGGACGAGATCAAGCTCGTGGCAATTGAAGCCCTTCTCACGCACGGGCAGAACCGCCTCGTGCTCCCGGCTGAAGCACCTCTGGTCCGGAACACAGAAGCGCCAAAGACCGAGCTGACGGTTCTCTCGATGGATCAACCATCGAAGCGAATGAACGCCGGATGGAAGCTCTTTGAGCAACTTCCATCCGACGCAGAAGGGCCCGAAGGCAAGCTCAACCTATCTCGATGGGGTGAGACGGACCTCGCGGACAGGTATTGGACGCACCACGCACGGCCGTACGTTCAAGAGGGGGAAACGGACGAGGAGAAGAGATGCGGGTGGATGACCATCCCCGTGTTGGAATTCTTGAAGGGGCGTCCGTGGAACAACGCCGCTCTGAACCTCGTGAGAGCGCTGCGCCCTTCTTGTATTCGAGTCACCACGGGCCCAATCAAGACAGACGCCTGCTCCTGGCGAGTCACAGTCACCGTTGACGAGAGGGACAAGCGGACGATCAAGGACATCGAGCAAGAAGTCGAAGTGGGGATCGTGGGATGCCGCTTCGGAGCTGACGTGGCCGACTACATCGAAGGGCGGACGCCTCCTAGCAAAGTAGGTGGGATCGTCAACCCTCGTGGATTGAAGAAACTCGCCACAAGCACCTGAAGATCGGTGTACGGAAGGGCTATGCAAGTCGTCTACGCCCGCGAGCCCTTCCCGGGCCAAGTAACCAAGTCGATCTTCCTGGCGGGCCCCACGCCCCGAGCGGTGGGTGTGCAAAGCTGGCGACCAGAGGCGCTCGCGACCCTGAAAGCTCTTGGGTACGACGGGCACGTGTTCGTCCCGGAGGATCGTGGAGGGAGGGTGAAGTTCGACTATGACGACCAAGTCGACTGGGAGGAAGATGGGCTTCAACGGGCGGACTGCATCGTCTTCTGGGTGCCGCGCGAGATGCAGACTATGCCGGCCCTCACCACAAACGATGAGTGGGGTGCATGGAAAGCCAGTGGTAAGGTGGTCTTTGGTGCCCCTCCCGAAGCCTACAAGGTCAAGTACCAGAGGCACTACGCGAGCAAACTCGGAGTCCCACAGAGCGAGACCCTAGAAGGTACCCTGAAGGCTGCGATCGAGAAGGTGGGCAACGGGGCGGCCCGTGAAGGCGGAGCCTGTCAGGTTCCGCTTCACGTATGGGCTCGACCGGACTTTCAGAATTGGCTCCAGACGCAGCAAAGCGCAGGCAACCGTCTTGATGGGGCCCGCGTGGAATGGTCCTTCTTCGTCGGACCCCGACGACAGAAATGCTTCTTCCTCGCCCTACATGTCAATGTTCACGTCACGTCGGAACAAAGGAACAAGACGAACGAGATCGTTCTGTTTCGCCCCCACGTATCTTCTGTTCTTCTCTACCACCGCCGAGGACCGAAGCTCGAAGACACGGAGATCGTCTTCGTCCGGGAGTTCAGATCACCGGCCAATACTTGGTCGGGTATGGTGCATGAACTTCCGGGAGGGTCCTCGCCGGACTCGACCAAGGATGCTCGGGCCACGGCAGCGGAGGAGCTTGAAGAGGAGACCGGTTTTCACCTCGATCCTGCCCGACTCGTGCAACACCACACTCGTCAGGTAGCCGCGACACTGTCCTCGTACAAGTCCACTCTCTTCGTGGCCGAGCTGTCCACCGACGAGATGCTTCAGATGAAGGCTCGTTCCGGGCAAGCCTTCGGGCTGCAAAGCGACTCCGAACGAACGTACGTCGAGGTCTCTACACTCGGCTCCGTCCTCACGGCCAACCTCGTCGATTGGGCCACGCTTGGCCTCATATTTCAGGCTCTCGGTCCCACCGGATGAGTAGGTGGGTATAACTGGCACATCTGGATGCGGTAATACGTCACGCAAGGTCTTTCGAGATCACCGAAAATTATTGGGATTTCAGCGGGGCCGCGAAGGTCAGGGGAGGATCACCCCAATGCCAAGCTTTCAGCGGATGATGTTCGTACCATTAGAAGAGTGTACGGACAACCGGGGGTGACCTGCAAGAGCCTTGGGAAACAGTTCAGAGTCGATCCTAGTGTGGTACACGCGATTGTGACCAGGAAGATGTGGAGGTTTGCGTGAAACTATTGGGAATTTCGGGCTTAGCGGCTGCGGGAAAAGACACAACGTCTGACATCTTGGTCAGAGACCACGGGTGGGTGCGCGTCGCCCTGGCAGACCCTTTGAAACGAATTGCGAAGGACGTATACGACTTCACCGACGAGCAACTGTGGGGTCCCTCTTCGGCGCGCAACGCTCCGGATCGCCGATACCCGAAGACCGAGCGGGCAAAAGCTTTCGCAAAGGAGACCACGGCCCTTCTGGACTCCGTTTGGAGGGAGGTGCTCATGAAGGAGTTTGGTGAGGAAGCGGCGAAGCACTTTCTCACCCCTCGGGAGTTCCTTCAGAAGCTCGGCACGGAGTGCGGCCGCGAGTGCTACGACAACACCTGGATCGACAAGACCATTCGCACGGCCGACGCTCTCCTCGGAGAGGCCGGGCCCGATCTACGATACACGGCTCAACGTGGGTTGTATGAGCTTGGGCGGGCCCTCTCCTTCTCCGAAGAGGAGCAACGGGAAGCCGCAAGGGTGAAGGGTGTTGCAGTCCCGGATGTCCGGTTCAAGAACGAGATGGCCGCGATCCGCGATGCGGGGGGTCTGCTCATTCGTGTGAAGCGTACTGCCGCAACCAACACCGCATGGTTCTCGGTACATGCGAGTGAGAGAGAGCAGCTCGATGTACCGGACAGCTACTTCGACTATGTCGCACAAAACGACGGACCCCTTGAGGATCTGCCTCAAAGGGTCGCCGAGATGATGACTGTGCTTCGTTCTCGTCTGTAATTCAGGGGAACACGAACTCACAGGTGATGATCATGTCATCACCCTTGGTGGACGACCGAACCGAGGGCTTCACGCCCTTCGGGAGGTTGTTCCCCATGCTCTTCACGGCTTCGTCGAGCACCTTGGTGACCGCGGGCTTGGCCTTGCGAAAGGCAGTAACGTCACCCTCGCCGCCCTTCACGACGACAAAGACGACCGGACCCTCACCAGGGCGGGCCTCGATGTCGTAGCCATCGACCTTGACGGTCTTCATGAGCTTGGCCGCGACCTCTTTCATCCACCCTTTGATGAACCCGGGCGACTCTTCCTTGTCCTTCGTTGCATCGACGGCCATGCTCGCCTCCAGATATCGTAGATAGACGATAGCCCCGGTCTTGGACCGGGACCACTGCTCGTAGAACTTCTTCTGGTGCTCCCAGGGGAGGTTCCGAATCTTGCGTTGACGGGGGTTCGACGGCGTAACGGCCTTCGATCCATCGAAGTTGGGGTTCGGCACTTCGCGGTCGCCGACCTCCTCAAGGAACTTCATCCGCGTCGAGCCGCGTCCGTCGTCCTCCTTCGGCTTGCGCTTAGGTTTGGCCTCGCCATCCGCCTTGCCCTTCTCGTGCTTCGGTTCGTGCTTCTTCTCCGAAGCGTCGGGGTCCGGGCCGGCACGTTTGGCGGCCTCCTCGTTCATCGCCTCGACGGCATCAGCGATGTCTTTTGCGGACTTCTCGGGAAGACCCTTCAAGCTACGCCCGTAGCTGGTCTCCTTCTGAAGCTCGTAAGGTGTACCGTAGAGGGCCTTGTTGATCTCCTTGGCCGCCGCTTCGCGGTCACCGGCATCCATGTCCTTCAGGCGCTCCATGAGATCGCGCGCCTTCTGACGGATGGCTTTCGCCTTCGCAGGGTCAGGGTCCGGTGGGCCCTTGCGGTAGTGGATAAAGTTGTCGGGGTCTGCCGACTGAATCGCCTTGAGTGCGTCCTTGTTCCGTTCGTACCAGTTGTCGATGTCCGCCTGGTCAACCATGCGCTTCTTGTTCACGCGGTTGCGGGCAAGGTTCGATAGCTCCGTATCCGCTTTCTCCGGGTGGAGGAAGATGACGGATACTTCGTATCCGTTGGCCTTCGCGTGCTCGATCTGGCCCTTGAAGTCCTGTGCGTCAATGTCCTCGCCAGCCGAGTCGACGATCATGAATCCGGAGGTATCGTCGCGCTCTGTGGTGTTGCCGACGTTATCGTCAAAGCGGTGGCGAGCCTGGTCCTTGAATCGCTCCTTCGGCTTCCCCGTCTCAGGGTTCGACTCCTTCCAGTCGTCGTGCCAGCCACGCATCGACACGTAAAAGTCCGTGTTGGCCTTGCTGTGGAAGTCACGAGGGTTGTCGGGGAACTCCTCGAACTTGACGAGGGGGCCAAGCTCAACTCGCTTGCCATCCTTTGTCTCGTACCACATGTCCTTCATCGCGGATTCGAACGCCTTCTTGCCCTCGTCATGGGCCTTTTTCAGCGTGTCGAAGTGCTTGCGCGCCTCTTCGAACTGGATCGCGCGAAGGTGGTTGTCGCTCTCGTCGTAGTTCGGCCGATCCGGGATATCCTCGTCAGAGAACAGACCTTTGGTGCTCTTTGGGAGCTTGTACCCAAAGGTTGTCTCGCGCGTCTCACCCTTCTCCGTCTGGTAGGTCTTCGTACCGCCAGTGCCCTTGTCCTTCTCGGGCTCTCCCAAGAAGAAGCCCTTGCCGGCCGCAGGCGGGCCGATCATGACGACCATCTTCTTCGATTTCCCGCCTTCGGCTGCGAACAGGAAGCGGCGGGCGATTCGGAGAGCGAGCGAGCTAGGCATCGTGGGTTCCTGCGGGTTAGGTAGGCGCGAAGCGCTCAGCCTGGCTGACTTATCAATGGAACTTCGCAGTGATTGAATGGACGACCTACCTCCAGCTTCCATTTATGGACCAACTCACGTTGACCATGGGAAGCGCAGAAGGGGCCCTAAAAACGGCCGCCAAGTTGGTAGGGGTATCCGAATCTGAGTATCGGCGCCGGATTCAGACGGAGAAGTGGTGCTCCTTCTGCAAGGACTGGCGAACCCTCAACCTTTTCACAAAAGATCGTTCCCGCTCGGACGGTCTCAGTACCGTTTGCCAGGTGTGTCGTTCAACGCGATGTGCGCGAGACCGGCCTCGTCGACGGGAACGCGAACAACGGCCTGTGTTGAACGAGAAGATGCGTGAATGGAAAGCAAAACACCCCGAGAAGGTGGCACAAACACAAGCAACGTACAGGGCTGCCCATCGCGAGGCTTTGAATGAAATGCAAAAGGCACGATACAGGACGGATCCGGAACGACACAAGGAGACATCGCGCCGGAGCCGTCTCGCCAAGTTCGCCCACTACTTGGTGGTGTGAATCAAGAGGAGGGCCAAAGAACGTGGGATTGCATTCAACTTAGAGCCGTCGGACATCGTGCTCCCTGAGCGGTGTCCTATCCTCGGAATCGAGTTGACTCCTACCGGGAGAGGGCAAAGAGACAGCGCCCCCAGTTTAGATCGCATACGACCGGAAGAGGGGTATGTAAGGGGCAACGTTCAGATCATCTCGATGCGAGCCAACCGAATCAAGAACGACGCCACGGTCGACGAACTCGAAAAGGTCTTGGCGTTTATGAGGAGAGGCAAATGACAACAGCCACCGACATAAAGTGGAGTTCATACTTAGGGTGGGAGGGTCCGTTCTTCGCCGGTCTCCCTCAGGCCAAGTTCAAGTTGCCTCCCAATCCGACGGATGCCTGGCGAGTGCTGGCGGTTGTCGTGGCTGCGGAGGGCGGCAACCTGTCGGCGATCAACGGTTACGACCGAATGATCCTGTCTGCTGGAGCTATCCAATCCGGAGAAGCTGGCCTCTTCGGGGTTTCGGAGCTTCTCGGGGCGATCCTGACCGCCAAGCCGTCCCTCCGGGATCGACTACAACCCTGCTTGGACGCCTCGGACGCAGAGTTCAAGCAGCGACCCGACGGACGTTGGCGGTTCTTTTTCCGGGACACGCGAAGCGAGGTCAACACAATCCCCGAACAACAACAGCTCTTCAGGCTGCACGCCACCGGGGAAAAAGGCACGTGGGACGACGCCTCCAAGGAACACGCAAAGGCGTGGGCCGCTGCGGTAGCCGATGTCCTCGCGGATACAGATGTACAGTCAGTTCAGATCGAGTGGACACTCCCGCGGCTGTACACGTACGCGCTCAAGGATGCGAAGACCCTCCTCTTCGGACCCAACGAGCCGCAAAACAACGATAGTTGGGTCGGAGTGGCGCGAGCCATCTTCTTGTCCTTCGCCGTCAACCTACCTGCGGTTGCTTCAGCACAGCTCGTCGAATACACGCAGAACGCAACGGAGCCCAAGTGGTCGCGTGAGTGGACCATCGGACTCTGCCGACAGCTTGTGTTTGGGCCGAAGATCGCAATCTACCCGCGCCGCTGGAACGACAAACGGCCCGTGCTCGAAGCGGCCTATGGTGTCGATCTTCCCGACTTTGCGGCCGACCTGGAAAAGTGGCGCAAAGAGAACGACATCGAAGAGCCCACACCAGGTGGGCCCCCCGACTTCACGGACACGAAGACGATCCAAGAGGAGCTTCTAGCTGCTGGTCTGGACCTCGGCCCCGCTGGAGCTGACGGCCTCTACGGCAACGCGACTCGCGCCGCCGTGAGGACCTTTCAGCAGATGAACGGGATCGAGGTCACGGGCTCAGTTGGCCCGTTGACGCGGAAGAAGCTCGTCGAGCGGTGGCTTGAGCGCCACCGTTGACCTCAGCTCTCTGACTTCTCGGACTCCGCCACGAGAGCCTCGAAAACGTCGAGGCTCTCGTGCGTTTCAGTAACCTCGGGCTTCGGCTCCGTCTTGGGCTCGACCTTCGGTTCCACCTTCTCGGCTTTGGCCTTCTCCGCCTTGCCCTTCTTCGTCTTGGGAGCTTCGACAACCGGCTCGGCCTTCTTGGCCTTGGGGGCCTCGCCGGAGCGCACCTTTTCGACCTTGTCGATCAGGGCTAGGAGATGCGACGGGGAAAACGCTGCAACGTCGGCCGACACATCCTCTCCTGCTTCCTCCGCGAGTGCCGAGACATAGTGCTCCGAACGAGCGACTTCGTACCCGTGCGCTTGCGCAAAGAGGCAGCGGCTCTTCAGGTCAGCCAAATCAGCGGAATCGAGCGGCATCGTCTTCTCCATGCTAGGTTGCAGGGTATCCGACGTACGCCGCTCGATAAAAGGGTTCTGCGCTTCAGCGCACCGAACCTAGCAGAGGTTCGTACCCGACATGACGAGTAGGCGAAGGCAGATCCGCCGGCACGCTTTCGACCTCGGGTATCCCACCCGCATCGAGCGGAATGAGCGAGAGCGCAGTAGCGTCTTGCATCGGGACGGGGTGGTCCTTGTACCAACGCTTCGCCAAGACGAAGCGATTCGTGGACTCCTTCACCCCGCGACCACACGAGCCTGACGCGTACACACGAAGCCGTTCGGACTCGGGTAGAGGACCACACGCGTTGAAGGACATCTTCGCGATGCGTAGACCAGCCGTGAGGCACTTCTTCCGGTCCTGGAGAAGCTCTTGCCCTGTCCACCCGATCTCGACCTCGTTCGGGGGATCCTTGTCGATAGCGAACCGCTGCTTGACCTTGTTCCACGGCCACGTGCGGCCGGATCCGGTCTGGATCTGCATGAGACAAAAGCTACGACCGTGGTCGCCACGACCGGCAGCGATTCCGAAGTCCACGTCGCGTCGAAAGTCCGACTCGAACCGCATCATGCTCAGCACGAGAGCTGCGGTTTTGGCGCGCCCGTCGGGGCCAGCGAAGAGTGGTTTCGTCTCTGGTGCGTAAACGACATCCACGAGATCGCGGGCAATCGATTCATAGCGAGCCAATGCCCCCTCCTTCGTCTCTCGATCACCTTCCGCGAAATGCCTCCGATCCGGGGGCGCCACCGCGACGATGAAAGAGAGGACCCAAGCGATGATAGGTTCCACGCGTACCTCCTCGATCAGTTCGGCTCTCGGGTACTAAGAGCCGAGGTTCCCCCTGGCAGTTCAGAGGGTGTTAGTGTTGGTCATGAGACGTGCCTCATGTGGTGGTGGGGCGTCGCTTCTAACCGGAACGTCGGCCAACAGGCAAAGAAAAAATGCCTACCGCCTGGACACGAGGGGTCAACCACAGGTCACAACCCCTGGAATTTGGGCGCGTAGTCTATGGTTCAGAAACTAGCGGCATGCGTCTTGCTGTCCGCTTCCTCGTGTCCCAGCTCATCGCGTTGGTGTACATGACCGCCCGTGGGCCAATTCGTTCTTTCGTTCGAGGTCGTGAAGCGCATGCACGAGATGGTCTATGGCGATCCGCCACAGGCAGAGCATCTTCGTCTCTACGAAGCTTTCCCCGAGCACCGGGGCTTCTCGGATCAATCCGAGAGCGTGCCGCGCTTTGAAGCTGCGCTTCACTTGGCGCTACTTCAGACGATTCCCCCAGAGGGAACGCAGGGCACGTTTCGACGCTCGTATCTGCTCCTGCCGCGTACCCACCAAACGTGGGCGCTAGGGCAAGTGAAGTCGATCGCAGAGCGTATGTTCGCCGGGTTCAAGACCAGGCGTCAGATCCCTCTAGCGAAGAGCATAGGGAAGTGCTTCGAGCACATGGTTACAGGACATCACGTACTCCAGATGCACGGTGAGCCAGAGGCGTGGGTCGCCTTCGGGTTCACGCTGTCGGATCCGCTACCTTCGTGGCTCGGAAAGAAACTCTTGCGGTAGCAAACGGTGTAGGAGCCCACTAGACTCGCGAACCATGGGTTCTTCTCACGATTCCGCTGTATTCCGCTGCCGGCGGCCGCTCGATCCAATCGAGGAGGACGACGACCCTCCGGCAAGTCAGAAGCACATAGTGCCCACAAAACTGCGGGAATGGGTTCAAGACCTCGACGAAACAGATCGCCCGGTTGCGCAAACTCTCCCCGGCGATCCGAGCCAACAAACGCGTCTGATCCAAGCGCTCCTGGCTGACGTATCACCGCATGTAGTGTTGGCGGCACCCGACATCGGGGTTGAAGCGTTGACGGAGCGGTTGAAGCATCTACCCGTGCCGGGCGGGGAAGCACTCGGGTTACCCGTCGATCTCCCGTGGCAGCTCTTCTGGGCGCTCGTGTTCACGAACCCTTTGGTCGTGCCGGAGCCACTGCGAACGCACGTGGACAACTCGTTCATGCTGGCGGCGGAGCTTCACAAGGTTCTGTGGGAAGCGCGCTTTCTTGTTCGTGAGGGTACTACCACCGCCGAGTTGCAGCGGTTTGGTGGCGCCGTGATGTCATGGGCGACCGGGGCCAAACTAACACCAGACGAGAAGCGATGGCTAGCCCCCTTCGCGCTGGTGCACGAAGTGCAGTTCCCCGACGAGAGAATGGATGCCCTCGGGTTTTTCCTTACCCTCTGCCGCCAGAATGAGCTACTGGAACGAGCCTTCGTTGTTGTCCGGGGGCTCGAAGAAGCCGTGCGGAGGCGAGACCGTGGCGCCATCCGCGGCCTCTCATTCATGCTCTCGAACGCCAAACGGTGGGCCCACCTCGGCGACTACCCCCTCGCGTTCATCATCCCGTTCAACGCAGACGTTTGGGGCTCGCGTCTCCGGCGTATAGATGCCTCATTGCACGAAATTGTAGCTGAAGGTCTCGTCTGGACAGAGAGCGACTGAGATGAGTTCTGCCGTCGAAGACGTTGACATGGATGACACCGCAGCGGAGTTTCCGGGCCGTCGGTACGATCTGAAGTGCCCCGACTGCGGCGGTTCTTTGATGATGCGTCGGTCCAGCAAGTTCGGACGGCCGTTCTATGGATGCACGAAATTCCCAGAGTGCCGTGGCTGCCATGGCGCTCATTTCGACGGCTCTCCGTTGGGCACCCCCGGAGACCGCGCTACTCGTGAGGCCCGGAAGCGAGTACACGAGCTTTTCGACAAGGTGTGGAAGAACCGCCTCGTCCATGACCGAAAGACCGCATACAGATGGCTCACGAAGGCCCTTGGGCTCTCGGTTGAGATGGTCCACATCGCGCGGTTGACGACCGAGCAGTGCTCGGAGCTTCACGGCAAAGTGCTCAAGCAATGGCCTCAGCTACGAACAGTGTGGGACCGCCTGCTGAAGGATGATGTTCTCGATGAGCTGATCCTCAACATCGACGACCCAAACGACTACCACTGACAAGTCCTTCTATCGACAATCTTGGTTGATGGTCGAGGTCTTCCGCACACGAGACGTAGTCGTCTTCATGAAGGGTGACGCCTACCCCGTCGCGCTGAACGCAACCCTTCTCGCTCAGGGATGGGCCGGCGGCCAAGGCGTGCAGTGGGTGGACTCACCGCACGATGAGTTCTTGGTCGGGCGTTCAACCGGACATTACGGGGGCTTCCTGCTTTGGGGGTCCGATGAGGATTCGGACCGCCTGACCACGATCACACAATACCAAGTGGCCTCAGGCCATGGTGTTCTCGGTGTAGGTGGGTGGGTGATCTCTACGCGGACGTACGAAAAGTACACTTGGGCGTCCCGTCAAGCGGGGCCTCTCGTCGAGAACGTGTTCACGCCGGGACAGAGACTCGTCTTCAGCCTCCGGGGGTTATGGACCCCCGAGGACGAGTGGACTCTCGCTGGCGACGCTAGAGCCCCGAACGGGTTTTTCATCGCGAACGTTGTAAAAGCCCCCTCAGCCGAAACGAACGGATTCGTCACGCTTCAGACGAGCATCTAGTTGTCGGCGATCCGCCTCGCTTGCGCCAAGCCGCGGGCGAACTCGATGAGGCTGTGCACCTCGGCCTCAAGGTTACGCATCGCGATGTCGGCCATGAACTTGTCGTGCTCTGTGGCTTCCTCGTCGGTTGCCTTCCGACGAAGACGCTCACAGTGCAGGTCCGCTTTCCCCACGCGAAGCATGAGCATCTCGATCGTTTGGGACAGCATGTCACGGATCTCTCCGTCTTGCTGTTGACCGTGACTGACGAAGTTCACGTTCGGGTGTGCCCGTGCAATCGCCTCCCAAAAGGCTTTGGCGGCCTCATCGGGCTGGTAGTCTCCTTCGTACAGAACGACGCCATCGGGCCGGATACGTACGGTGAACTGTCCCTTCACGCCAAAGACGACCTCCCCTTCGGCCGCCTGGAGAGTCGGCTCCGTCTCTTCCTTCTCGGACATCACACCAACTCCTTAACGCTTCGCCGGCGTCGCGTGGTCCTTATGGGTTTCCCAGTTGCTTGTGTATGAAGTAGCGAGGTCACTGTTGTCCCAGACAAACACGCAGTTTTCCCCGTTGCGCTTTTGCGCTGCCGCCGTGTAGTTGAACGAACCCGTCTCGACGTGCTTGCCATCTACGATGATGACCTTGTCATGGGCGATAGCATGTTTGGCGTCGATCAACGTAGGGACCTTGCCAGCAAGAAGCACAGGTAGCTTCGAATACTGGTCCTCCACGTTGCTTCGGTCGAGGATGACCTGAACGTCGATCTCGTTCGCCTTCGCTTGCACGAGCGCTTGGGCAACAGGCTCAGATGTGAACCCGTACGCCTGAAGACGGATGCTCGTCCGAGCTGAGCCAATGAATGCCACGATCAAATCGGTACATGCCGGGCGGTCTTCTGTCGCCGGGGAGAATGCCACCTCGATCTTCGGCTTCGGGCAAACAGGCGCCGGAGGAGGCGATGTTGCCGCTGTCGGTCGGGTTGCCGATACGGTCGGGACTGGCGCCCCCCGCAGACATCCGGAGAGCGCGAACGCGAAAAGGGCGGTATACTTTAGGGTCATGTTCAACTGGTCCGATGTTTACAAGGGTAACCTAGAATGGCTTCCCGAACGCACGATTTACATCACTCGACACGGGTCACACGCGTACGGGACCAATACACCGACGAGTGATCTTGACCTTCGCGGGATCGTGATCGCACCGAAGCCCTACTACCACGGGTTCATGCAGAAATTCGAGGGCTGCGTTCAGAAGCCCCCTCAGCCCGACTTCGCCACGTTCGAGATCCGCAAGTTCTTCAACCTCGCGGCCGACTGCAACCCCAACGTGTTGGAGCTGCTCTACACGGACCCGAGCGACCACCTCCTCGTCACCCCGGTGATGGAGCGGCTCTTCGCTTTTCGGGACATGTTCCTGTCCCGAAAAGCGAAGCACACGTTCTCCGGCTACGCCATGTCGCAGTTGAAGCGGATCCAAGGCCACTACCGCTGGCTGAAGGATCCCCCGAAGGCCCCTCCGAAGCGCGAGGACTTCGGACTTCCCAACGAGACACTCATCCCGGCGGATCAACGCGCTGCCGCGGAAGCCTCCATCAGGGACAAAGTCAACTCATGGGAGCTGGACTGGCTCGAACCCTTCGACCCCGACGAGCGCATTTTCATCCAGGAGCAGTTCGCGCGCCGACTAACAGAGATCACGATGTGGTCCGACGACGAGGCCGACGAGAAGGTCTGGCTCTCTGCGGCCCGATCGATCGGCCTCGACGACAACTTCATCCTGCTCATGCAGCGCGAGCGGCAGTACACGGGGAAGCAGCGTGAGTGGGAGCAGTTCCAGAAATGGAAGAAAGAGCGGAACGAAGACCGAGCCATCCTTGAAGCCAAGTTCGGGTACGACACGAAGCACGCGACGCACCTCGTTCGGCTCATGCGTATGTGCCGTGAGATCCTCATTGAGGGCAAGGTCTACGTGCGCCGTCCCGACGCTGAGGAGTTGCTCGCCGTTCGTGCCGGACGATGGACCTACGAAGAGTTGTTGATCTGGGCAAAGCGTCAGGACGAACTTCTCACCGAGGCCATGAAAGTCAGCATCCTCCCCAAGGAGCCGAACCGCGCCTCCCTCGATGCTATCTGTATCCAGCTCGTGGAGATGATGCTCTAGTCGGCCACGCGGAGCGCGTACTGCATGCGCTCTGCGATACCGGCCATCGCTGTCGAGGTAGCGTCGAGGACATCCTCCACGCTACCTTCAGAGGACTCATAGAGGATCACGTCCCCTACGCTGACCATGCAGATCCAGCCCGCTCCGGGGACTTCAGAAGCGCCCCGGAACGCTACCTCGCCCTTCGGATAGAGAGCACGAACCGCATCTAATAGCCGGTGGAGCTTTCCCATCCTGCCCTTCCCGGACCACAAGTGATTTTCTTGCGGCACCCCACCCTCAGCTTAGAGGGTCTGTTGTGTAGGAAGAGCTTCGTTTAGGCTTCAGGCTCTCCCGCAGTGATCGTGGCCTTGGGAATCGTTACAGTGTTCCAACGGTCGGCGAGGACGCGCCAGAGACGCGGCCCCACGATCCATGAGATAAACATGTGGTCCGAGCCCGTGGTGCCCCCATAGTCGAGCCGATACAACTGGCCCGCGCGCTCCCACTCTTTCAGTGGATCTTTGTCCCACTTTTTCGTCGCGGGCGGCGATCCGGCGCGAACCCTGATTCCCTCGGCCGGGAACTCCGGGTTCGCGAGGTGCTCGGTCAGGTCAAGCTCAAGAACAGCTCCGGCCGCCGCCATCGCGTCCTTAAAGACCTTCGTGTTTGTGGTCGTAGTGGACACGAACGGTGGGACGATGTTCGTGTGGGCCATGGCCATGAGCGCCTCACCTTTGGCCGCTCGCGTCGCGTAGGAGGTCCAGCGCGTCAACTCCGACGTGTGGATCCCATCCTCGACCAAGTAGGCATCGAGGCGGTCGCGCTCCTTCTGTGACCCAAGGATACCGTGCCCGAACTGCCATCCGGCACTGAAGGTGACAAGGGCTCTGCGGCCGATCTCGATGTCCTTGTTGGCGGGAGACAGTTGACGGAGAGCGGCCCGAAACACGTCCCCCGTGGCGGTCCACTCACGTCCGTAACGGATGAAGTCGCCTCCCGATCCCGGGACAACCAGGACAAGAGGCTCGTCCCTGAACAGTTCTTTGGCCATCTTGGTGCAAGGAACCATCGAGGAGCACGCAAATGCTGTGATCACCACATCTCGGGCCATGCCCATGATCTTTCTTTAGAGCTTCCTCGATTGGAGCGGACAGGGAGAGGAAGCGTACCGGAATGGCGTTCGTCGGCTTGAAAGTACCCGCGGATACGGCACGGCTGTTGGCGAGCGTCGACGCCGCGGAGCGTTTCGGAAGCCCGGAGCCCCGCGACAATTACCACATCACGATCCTGAACTTAGGGGACGATCTCCCGGTCGATGTACTCGGGAAGGCCGTCGAGCCCCTTGTGGAAGTGGCGTCGAGAACGAAGCCCTTCGCCTTACAAACCAGCCACGTCACTACGTTTCTACCGCACCCTGAGAAGCGCACCGTTCCGATCATCGCCTTGATCGACTCCGAGCCCCTGTTGAGCCTCCACGGACGCCTCTGCAAGGCGTTCGACAAGGCCGGCATCCCGTACTCGAAGAAGTTCCCCGAGTACAAGCCCCACATCACGCTCGGGTACAGCAAGGATCCGGCCGTAGCGGAGGTCGTGAACGTGCACATCCCGACCGTCTCATGGGGCGCCGGGGAAGTCATCCTTTGGGGCGGCGACAAGGGAGACAACCGGCTGATCCTCACGGCGCCGTTCACGCTCGGCGTGTCCGCTGAGAACAAAGCGATGGCCAAGAAGGCATCGCTGGCGGCGTACGTGAAGCTCTCGATGCTGTCGAACGACGGCACCACGCCTCCGCCTCCCGTGGACGTAAAGACGTTGGAGGAGATGTTCCGGCCGAAGAGGGCGTCCCTCGTTGAGAAGGTATTGCTTCGGTACGCGACGAACCTGGCCACCACCTCCACCAAAGAGCCGAGCGACCCGATCCTTTGGAAGCGTGCCATCGAAGAAGCGAAGTCGCGGTACAAGCGCTACCCGAGCGCCCATGCACACGGCTTCGCCACTCGCTGGTATGCCGACAACGGCGGCAAGTGGGACAAGAAGGGCTAGGCCCGATCATCCCTCGACGAGGCGGATCGTCCAAAAGTCGTCCGCAAGGTGGGGGTTCGTGACGTACTCATATGGCATCGAAAAGTAGCCGCCTTGGCCCCAATCGCTCCCCCATGAGTTGCGGACGAGAAACCGTCGACGTGAATCGTCGTAGCCGACGAGCATGACGGCGTGACCACCGAGCGACTTCTCCTCGGGTCGGGGAAGGTTCAGAACACCCGTACGAGTCACCGTATCGCCCTCAAAAGCATCGTAGACGGTGAACCCGAACACGATGGGGTATCCCGAGGCAAGGCATGCCTTGAGCATCTCGACCTTCGTGTTGTCCAGGCGCTCGTACTTGAGCGCCTGGTGGTTCAGCGCTTCCTTGTAGGCAGTAGCGGACGGCTTCTTGGTAAACTTCGAGATGATGTAGGGCCACGTCTTCTCGGGGCAAACTCCGAGCTTCGCGATGACCTTGATACCGTCGCGGATCTCGGCCCCGGCATCTTCGCTGATCGTGCCCTCGACCTCACGCTCGTTGTAGTAGATGAACAACCGAGACGGCATGAAATCGGGCTTGAGCTGCTTCTTCAGCACGAACTCATACAAGGCTCCGATGGCGTTCGCCGTGCACGAACCCAACGACCCTTGGTCGTAGACCGGAGGACATCCCGGCCGGAGATCCACCTTGGCAGGCGTGCCTGCTTTGTGCGCCTCCGGAATCTCGTAATGATGGTCGCGGTAGTCCGGCGTATCTGGACGCCACCCGTACCATTCGATGTCGCGACCAGCGCGTTTCTCAGAGCAAAACAGCCCTAAGACCCATTCCCACACGGTGAAGAGCAGCTCGCGAACTTTGGACATGGGGGCCTCCCATGTCCGGCTGCTAGAAAAGGGTTACGCCTGAGAGGTGTGGTCTACACGGTAAACCTTTTGTCGATTACCCATGTTTAGGTACGACCCATGCCCACGCAGCTCACGTTTTGCCGCCGATGCAACGCCCCGGTCTATGCAGAGCCGGAAGCGAGCGGCGGGTGTGCGTGCGCCGATGGTCAACTGCTCGGGCTCCTCGCCTCGATGAAGCAAGAGTCCGTGAAAACGGCGTCCGCGGCACCGGCTGCTGATCTTCCGCCGCTATCTCCCGAGATGTGGATGTCCGAGAGCACCTTGCGCGAAGTCAGATTCGCTCAAGGAACGAAGGCAGCTACCCGCCCGGTGCCCCAAGCCGCCCCCTCGAAGCCGATAGGGCGAACGGCGTCGACGGCCGACATTACGTTCGACGACCCATTCGATTTCAGCGAATCCAGCACACCCGACCCGGGAGACTTGGGGTCTCTTTGGATCTCCAACCTACAGAGGGAGGGGATTGAAACGACAGGGATCGATTTCGAGTTCAGCACGGCTGATGACATCGACACGGGGACATCCGTGCATATGGGTGCCGACCGATTCCGCGCCGATCGAGCACCCCCACCGCGGCCACCGCGCGCCTACAACCGTATCAACGACGGGGAATACGTCAGGCCACTCTACTCGGTCGACGACTCTGCACAAATGCCCATGGGAATCGCCGAGGTCCGAGCCGCTGCTCGGGGACAAACGCCCCCAACGCCAACTCGGACCATTGCCCCACGACCGCCCGGACCGCCGCCTTCTATCGATCGTAGTCCCGCGGTGTACGTCCCGACGGTATTCGAGCGACTCGTCAAAGGCGGCGGTCCGCTGGACGATTAGTTCGAATCAGGGCCTTTGGGGTTGGGCTGACTGGCAGGCTTTTCGGGGATCTTCTTCGTCTTCTTCGATTGGGCCTGGACCTTCACTTGATCCAATGTGGCCCGCAGTAGACGGTGGGCCGCCTGGTCGAAGACCAACTGTGCCTGATCGAGGTCGTTGACGAGTTCGTGGACCGTGTCGGGCGTCTTCGTATCGAGCCGCTCGACATCGTGTGAGATTTGCACGGCCAGATCGATGAGGAGCCCCTCCTTCGCAGCGGGGTCATCCTCCTCTTCGATCTCTTCGTAGAGGGCAATGGTCTCTTCGGAGAAGGAAATCGCGGGCATACGGTCGTCCATGGGGGTCTCTATACACCGAGGCGAAGCATAGGCTGCAAACCCTTGTAATTTTGATGGGCCCGACCCTACCTGCCGATTAAACCGCCGATGACCCCGCTTCCGGTGGAGGCATTAAAAATGCGGGTTCTACGGCAGGGACTAGAGGGGGACGATGTTTCGGCCTGGCAGAACTTCTTGACCGGACAGGGGTTCTACAAGAACGAGGTCGACGGGTCGTTTGGTGACAAGACCAAGCTAGCGACGCAGGACTTCCAGAGGACGTTCGGCCTGGATCCCGATGGGGCCGTGGGGGACGCCACGATTGCGAAGGCCGTCGAGTGCGGCTTCGAAGCCTACAGGGGCGAGGATGCGAGCGCAACAGGCCCGAATTGGCCCGCGCCGCCCACGAATTTGAAGCCCTTGACCTCAACGGCAGAGAGGCAACGGGAGTTCGGCGCGTTCAAGTATGCGGCGGCTCCTACGCCGGGTAACCCAGAAGCCATCCGGGTTACCGACAACTGGTATCAGGCGAACATGACCCGAGTGGTCATCCCTCAGCTTGCGGGTGGACGTATCGTCGGTGCCCCCAAGGACGGGAGCATCGTCTTCCACCGCCGGGGAGCGGGCCAGCTCCTTGCGATGTTTCGCGCATGGGACGACGCGGGACTCATGCCCCTCGTGCTCTCGTGGGCTGGTAGTTACGCCCCTCGATTCATCCGGGGTAGCCGGTCCGTTCTCTCTAACCACGCCTTCGGAACCGCCTTCGACATCAACCCCGAATGGAACGGCCTCGGCGTCGTCCCTGCCCTCGTAGGGAATGTCGGTTCGGTACGGAAGCTCGCCGAGCTGGCACCTCAGTTTGGGTTCTATTGGGGCGGTCATTTCAGTGGTCGCCCTGACGGAATGCACTTTGAGCTGTGTGAGGTACGTACGTGAAATCATTTGTGTACTGCACCACCAACGTAAAGAGCGGGAAGCGCTACGTCGGCAAGGCTAATAACCCGACTCAACGTTGGGTAGATCATATCCGTCGTGCCAGACAAAGTGCGGAGGGGTACCTCACCAACACCATACGCAAGTGGGGAGTTGAGTCATTTAAGTTAGAGGTCGTTCAAGAACACCCTTCGGAGAAAGCGGCTTTCGAAGCGGAGGCTGAACTCACTCGTGTTTGGGAAACAAACAACTCCCAGTAGGGGTACAACCTTGCGGGAGGTGGTCGAGGCGGCGGCCCCTCAGAGATCGTCCTTGCCAAGCTTAGACGACCAAAGTCGGAAGAGACTAAGCTACGTATGCGACGCCCAAAGTCTCCTGAACATAGGCAAAAGCTGAGTGCCGTGAAGGTCAGCGATAAGAACCTCAATTCGGCAAACCGCTCTCGGAAGAGCATCGCACCAAGATCAGTCGTGCTAATACGGGGTCTGGTAACGGCTTCGCAGGGAGGAAACATGGGGACGCAACACGCGAACGCATGCGCGCGGCCCAACAATCCCCCGAAGTGAAACAACGGGCTTCTGAGGGGGTGCGTGCGGCGTGGGTACGTCGAAAAGCAGTCCCAAAAGTCAACGACAGCATGCATTTCGAGTTGGCAGAACCCAATTCAGCGGTGTAAGTTAGGGATCCACGCGATAGACACATGGGTGTCTGAGATCGCATCGGAGGAGATCAAAATGGCAACTAAGAGCACCGCGAAGAAGCCGGCAACCAAGAAGACCCCGGCAAAGAAGGCAACCTCGACGACGGTGAGGAAGACGACCCGAAGCGCGCCGAAGACGGCCAAGGCTCCGGCAAAGCGCTCGGCGGCGAAGAAGCCGGTGGCGCGAAAGGCCCCCGCGCGCAAGCCGGCGGCCACCTCGACCCCGAAGAGCTGAGCCCCTACGCGGGAGTTGAAAGGGGGGAGGCGGCCACGGTCGCTTCCCCCTTCGGCTTTCCATCACACGGAGACGCCTCTCTTCAACCGTTCGTACACGGAGAGCACCGAGGGTTCCGGCCAATCCCCAACATCCTCTTGCACGAGCGTTGACAGCTCATCCGGGTGTAGTGCACACGGGATCACGCCTTGCGAAGGATCGTATCCGAGCAACGGCACCGCCACCGAGAACTGCCCCGCCATGTCCCCTTGGGGAGTCACATTGATGCCCCACCCATCACTACTGACGTAGACCGTCAGTACCACGACTCTCTGAAAGAGATCGTTGAGAGATACACCCCCAGATGTGTACACGGATCGAACCGACGCGCATTCGAGAGTGAACGTCGAGGGGTAATCGTTGTTCTGCGCACGAGCCTTGTCGAGTTCCTCGTGCGTGATCTCCCACTCGAAGAAAAGCTTCAGCAGCCCCTCTGCCTTCTCCTGATAATTGGGGAGAAGACCTCCCGCGAAGGAGGGATCGCTCTCGTCTGAAGGAAGCCCCAACGCAAGCTCGGTGGTGAAGTTGCGTTGATAACCGGCACGAAAAACGAGCTTCGACGGTCGATCCTGAAAGTTGAAGTAAACAGTCTCATCCGTAAAGTCGATCAACATCCCGTGGACCCCACTCTACACCATGGTGTAGATCGTCGCGATGGCCGGACCTACCGACATGACTCTCCTTTGGGCGCTCCTCTCCTCGAAGAAGCTCAAGCCCGCCGAAACGAAAGCCTTCCAGTACATGTACGACGACCTTCGCAACGGGAAGATCGTCAACTTGTCCAAGAAGCAGCGCGATTGGGTGATGCAGCGCTTCAACGATCTCGACCTGAAACTGTCATCGACACCCGCACCTCCGTCGCCAAAGAAGAGCGGGTCTGCACCGACGTACGACTGGGAAAAGAACAAGCCTCTGAAGCCACCAGGCCGGCCCTGACGACACTACCTATCCGCTCGCTATTGCTAGGGAATGGACCGGCGACAGGGAGAGCGACGGATGGCAGCAAAGAAGACCGCCGCTAAGGCGCCCGCGAAAACGCCTGTTGAAGCGTCTTCCAAGGCGGTTCCGAAGGGACCCGCCCCGAAACGAGACCCGATTCAGGTCGCAGTAGTTGAGGTCCGGAAGGACCATTATGATGAGGTCCCACGAGACTGGCCCCGCAAACTGCTGGAGCCCGTCAAGGAAGTCGTATTACGACCCATCGCAGAGCGGCAGAGGGTCTTGATTCGACCTGTTAGTGTCGAGATCCTCGCCCCTGTGTCAACGATGCGAGAGCTGCGCAAGAAGCTCGGCGCAAAGTTCGCGGTGATCATCACCTCGACTGGCTGAACCGACGTGCCACCGGGACGCAAGATCCGGGGCATCGTACGTGACCTGATCGTCCTCTGAGGTTCGGAACGGTGTTCGGCGTAGCATGGCCACCCCACGTTGCATGAGTACGATTGCCGTAGAGGACAAACACCACGTCACGTTCCCAAATGACTTCTTCCGGCACCCCGTACTTCGGCTTCATCGAGCTTCCCCGCGCTCACGATCTCACCGGCTCGGGCTCTCGGGGTGAAGTGAATGAGGCAATCCTCTGCCGAAGGCATGTAGAGGATCCGACCGCCGGACCACGTCTCTTCGCCCGTGGGCACAAGAGGCGAAGTCATGGGATGTCCGCGTAGACGATGCAGTCCTCGCTCCAGCGAAGGCCATCACAGTGAACCTTGCCGGAGGGCTCGATCACGCAGATACCACCCTCCCCGAAGTTGTTGTTGGCCTCTTGGCCGTAGCGGTTTGACACCACGAAGGTGACCTTATTGTCCTCGGCGAACTCCATCCAGGAGACAGCGGGGAAGCCTCCGTCCCCGAAGTTGGCCGACATGCACACGATGTCCGCATCACCTGGATCGTAGAAAGAGGACCACTTGTCGTCCTTCTTGTCCCGCACGTCACGACAGATGAGAAGGCCGACCTTGCGTGGCTTCCCGTCGCCGAGGTCCGTGGTCATGATCGCCGGGTTGGAGCGCCCCGCGGCAGCCCACAGGTAATCATTGCCCCAACGGTTCACCTTGCGGTACGTCTCGAACATGAGGTTCGGGGCGAGGATGACCTGGCTGTTATAGTACGTCTCACTCTGAACTTGTTGCTCGACCATGCCCCACACGATGTGCACGTCGTACTTGAGTACGAGCGCCTGCATGATCCGCATCGTTTGACATGGATCCATGGGTGGTGCGAACTTCGTCTGGTGGAAGACGAACGCATCCGGGGTGATCAACTCTCCGAACTTGATCGCGTCATTCAGCCCCATGAGAGAGTAGCCAGTCGTCGCCAGCTCGGGGAACACGATGAGCTGAGCCCCTTTACCAGCAGCCTCCTCAACGAACTTGACCATCTTCTGAAGGTTGCCGCGCTTGTCCCCGAAGACAGGGGCAAACTGCACCGTGGCGATACGCACGCTCATGCGGCCCTCCCGGCCCAAACAAGGGCTGCCTGTTTGATCACCCACCCAACGTCAGAGCCTACGTCGGTTTTGAGCTGATCCAACATAGAACGCTTCGGCCTCTCGGGACGCTCTGCCTTCCGGGTCAGGAACAAGCGAAGCTCGTCACCAGATGGCCGCTTGCCCGCCTGCCATTCAGCCAACAGGCGCCGGCACAAACGCAGATCCGTAGGGTCGTTCGCATCGAAGTAGCGGAGCGTATCCTCGACATCGAAGCCAAGGTCTTGGCTCATCCGGTCGAAGAGCTTGGCCTCCCCAAATTTCATGTCCGCGAGGTCATCGACCTCCTTCAAAAGAAGTCGGACAACACCAGGGGACTTGACCTCAACAAGGTCCCCAAACTCTTCAATGGCCCTTGCTCCGGTCTCCTCCGGGACGATGAGGCTGTCATCGGCCGCCTGTAGGAGGGCCGCGACTACACCTTGCTCGTCGGTCACCTTACGCCCAAACGTGGCCTCAACCACCTGCACGAGGGGCTTCCAATCGCCCCTCTGCACGTCGTGTAGGAAATCTACGACTGCGGACGCCCATCGCGTCCGTTTGTCCGGGAAATTCACCATCTCGGGCTCCGGGAACCGCTTCTTGGGGTCAAGGGCGCCGGTGGGAAGGCCCGTCGTGCCCACCACCTTCTCCAGGAACCCCTTGCTCGTCGCAGCCTTCTCAAAGTCCGCAAGCAGACGGTCATACCCGTCTCGAATTGCCGCGACCCCTGCATCCACCAAGAAGTGGAGGTGATCGTAGCGGTCCGTGAAGGTCAAGTATGGCGCATACTTCTCCCGCGCCTTGGACTTCATGGCGTCGGCTTGGGCGCGAGCCGTGTCGACGAAGCGTGCACGGTACCCATCAAGATCCTCATATATCCGGACGACGACATCCGAAGGAGCGCGACCCTGAAAAACCTTCGTCAACGCTGCCCGTATCTCCTGGAGATGGGCCTTGCGCTCGCGGTTGTTGCGGCGAGAGATCACCGCCTTTACCACGTCCATGACGCCGGTGTGATCCGTCACTGTTAGCCCATTCTTCTGAGCGATTCGGCGGATGGCCAGACAGCCTTCAAGGGCCTTGTTTCCTGCCTCTTTAGCCGGCGTCCGCATGTCCAGCATGTTGAGCATGCGGATAGGCTCATTCAACGCGTACATGTGTTGGATGATCGGGAAGTCATCCCCGGTACCAGCCGCTTGGAGGAACTCGCGAATCGCGGCCTCCAACGCCACCAGCTCATCACCTTCCGACTGTCCGATACCCCTCGTCTTAAGGCCAACCTGACGACGCCGAAGCTCTTTGATCTGGCGGTTGATCAGACTCTCAAGCGAGGACAGGTCCGTCTTAAAGGATATATGCAGGAAGTTGACGATGCACTCGGAGCCGATCAGAAGGGTCTTCTTTCGACCCTTGTTCAGGATAGGGAAGTTCCAGGTGATGGGGTGCTTTCCGCATAGTTCGCAGGTAGACCCCTCATCCCGGAAGGGAGCGCCCTTCCGGGACCACTCCTTGATCGCTTCCTTCAGTTCCTTGCTGACGGACTCGGACAAGAGCTTGTCCTTGATCGTCTGCCAGTAAACTTCGCTCGTGTTCGGCGGCCGGAGCTTTAGCTCTTCCAGGTCCCGCAGGGCCCTCGCAACCTCGGGGAGGTCGTTGATGGTCGCCCCAAGCGGGCCTCTGGTGGCGCAGATCAGGAACATTCGCAGCTCTCCTCGTGAGAGAGCCGCAATAAGTGCCTAAACGGTGTCGCTCGGGAACTGCCGGCGCCAGTGCGGGCTTGAAGTACCCCGGAACGTCTTCGGGAGCCGAGCCACGGCCTGCATCGTCGCATGAGGAACCGGGCCTACTCGACCGTTGGGGAACCGGACCTGGTAGACCTCGTTCGGGGCGATAACTCCTCGCCCCGTGATGAAGATCGAATCCAAGATCCGCTCGATGTTTGGGATGTCGGCCCGACAACGGGCAAACCGGGTGGTCCCCAAGGTGATCGTATCCAGCACCTCCAAGGTGTTGAACACGATGTTCGCCGTGCTCGCGGTCTTGAGGATCAGGTTGGCCGCGTCGGTCACCGTCTCCAGATTGCCACGCATTTGCACCCCAAAGTGCACCCATGTCTTCGCTGTCATGTCTTCACCACGATGGTTTGAGCGCCTCTCCGAACATCCCAGTCATCCGAGTCCACATCGACGTGGATCGGCACTTCAGGGAGAGCGTCTTGGAACTGAGCGGCCATCCGATGAATGGCTTGGCGAAGCGTCGCGTGAACCGTCTTCGCCGATCGGATCTCCAGGACGTAGACCGCCGCAGGCAACGCGTACGTCACCTGGCACGGCATCCTGAATCCTAGCGCCGTGTAGTATTGGCGAACAACAGGGTCATCGGTGACCTGTTCGATCTCGTACGTCTGCTGGACGATGAGATCCATCGCTGTCTGCGCCAAGTACGAGGGGAGCTGGTTGATGTACCAGGACTCGAATCCGTATTTCGTCGTGAGCAGCGGCATCCGGCAGACGCCGTTGCGGTGGCGTTGTATATCACGGAAGGAGCCGAAGTCGAGAAGGAACCGCCAGGTGACCTGGCCGAGCCCTGACATGAAGTGCGGGAGCACGACGCCGCGAGGCCGAGTTGAGATCAGCTCGGAGAACTTGGCCAGCTCGCTGTGGTCGACAGTCGAGCCGAACTCTGGGCCGTCCGTTGGGAGGTAGGTGCACGTCTCAGCTAGCCTTCTCTCCCATGCTTCTCGTGCGGCCTGCCCTTCCGTCTTCCTCACACCGGTCACGGACGGGAGGCTCGCGTCGAGACCGCTCGACGGGTACTGCTCGTGGAGAAGCGATCGCAGTGTGTTGCCGATGCGCCGGATCTCCTCCGAGGGGTGGTTCGTCAGGTGCGTGAGATGGTCCCCGGCCTGACGAAGGTTCGAGTGCCAGGAGAGCTGCGTGGTGATGCCGGCGGGTAGAAACGCACGCCGGATATCGAACGACCTAGCGTTCACCGCGCGCTCGTAGTTCTCACGCGTCTTCTCTGTCTTCAAGTCCTCGCTCGTCGGTGGGTACTTTTCCCGGATGAGTTGGACGGTGGGCTCGTGGCTCGCCTTATAGAACTCCATCCATCGACGGAGGATCTCACCAGAGCGGGAGGAGCCGACAGGGTCCTCGATCCGTCGCAAGCCCATCTTCACGTACCGAGAGGACGTTTCCTGGCCATTGTACAATGGCCAATCCTGGATGGCTTTGGCCGCCAGCATGCTCACGTCTTCGATAAAGATCGTTGTACTCCCACAGTCGGCGATGCTCTTGTGACCATAACCCACGACGAAGTTCTCCATGAACTTGCCGGATCCAACCCGTCGAACTTTCTCCAGGTGTGTGTCTACCGACTCCGCGCTCCGCGAGTACAATGCCTGCAACATTGCGACATCTTCAGGGTTTAGATCATCGATAACTCTGAGCTTCATTCAGGCACTCCCGGGGTTAATATGATTGAAAATCTTCCGAATAAGGCTCAAGAACTCATCGTACGAACGAGAGCCCTTGCAGTTATTACAATCCGTGCAACAAGGCACACAGTTGCTCAGCACGTACCCAATACTGTTGTTTTTACGGTCGATGCCATTAAACCTATATGACGTGTAGCCCTTGTTGTTGAAAACGATTGTTCGACTTGGGGCCGCGCCGCAATAATGGCAAGCTGACACAGTCAAACAGTGGAATTCATCCAAGTTCAATCGAAAGAAGAGCCCCCGCTTCTTTGCACTGTGGTGGTATCTAGATATTAACGCTTTCATACCGCTTACACCATCCGGCGCCCTGCGGTTCTGATTTGTTTCTCGACTCCAACACCCACAGGAAACACACCGTCCCGAGCTAAGAGTGGCTGCGCTAACTTGATGTTCGGCCCCACAATCACACAAACATGCCCATCGAGCGCTACCCCCACGCTCTTTACCAACGCGATTGGTAACCATAAGCCGGCCAAACCGCTGGCCAGTTAGATCAACGAAGCGTCCCATCACGCCCCTTTCACTTCAGGGGACACAAGGCGCGCACCCCGTTGATCACCTCTTGCCAATTCGCGACACGAACGCCGATGTTTTCGGATCGCGTATGGGGGTAATCCCACAGCATGCCGGTGCCGTGCGGGTGGTGTTCCAACCACTTCTCGATGTTCAGAGGCTTGTCATCGACGAGCACATCACCCACGACTACATACTTGGCCGCGGTGTGGACCGTGTGAGGTATGTCGATCTGAAAGTGCTCGCGAAGCCAGAGTGTTCGTTCATACACCCACGTTTCCGTGTGGTACGGCGAGGTTACGACGTAGACATCGCAAAAAGACTGAAGCTCGCGGACTGCCTCGACGGCCCCTTCGGTCGGCTTGATGGACCAACACCATCCTGGCTTTTCCAGCTCTCCGAGGACGGTGTCTCTGAACTCTGCGGGGATGGCGGCGAATAGGTCCCACGACGAGAAGTCGTGAATGGCCCAAGCCCGCTTCGTGTGGTGTGAGAGTATCTGAAGAAACGGCGTGGTGAAGTCCCCAAGGACATCATCAACGTCCAGGAGCACCCTCTTCCGAGCCCGACTTCGGACAGTCCTGTGAGTCGCTTGGTGCATGCATCACTCCACGCCCACCGGGAACCTAGGGAGTGATGTCTCTGGTTCAGCCGGCGAGCTGAAGGGCTCCTACACCGAGAAAGACGTAACCATGTCGAACACCACACCGCGACGACTCACTCGGCGTGAGGTGCCGAAGCAAACCCTCAGTCACGAGGCTTTCCAACAGCTTTTCCGTCTCAGCGAGGGTCGCCCACCATCCAAGGTGCATAGCGACAGCACCAATGAGTAACGGCCGGGAGGCATTACGCGCGTACTCCAACACGAGGCGGCGGACTTCATGAGGGGCGGGACGGGTCGTCTTCAACATAGGCTTCCTCCGACGGCAGAACGTGGTCTGTGGCCGTGGGAAGCTGCCCCACGGCCATTTCGGGAGGTACCGTCTCAAGTGAGTCGAGACGGTACTCCTTAATGATCCGTATACCTTCACCGAGGAGGCCAGTGCGGAACGACTCGATGTCGTCGATCGTAGTGTTGAATGTGTTGCAACCCCGCTCCAACACTACCCTTATCGAGGGTAGTGTGATCTCACCAGGGGACCACACGACAAACGAGTAGAAGCCCATCGGTTCATAACCCTTCCGTCACAAGAGGATTAGTTGAGAAGCTCGGCGACGGCGGTCACTGGGGCCTCATAGGGGATGACTACCACGCGCGTAGGATCGAACCACAGCGTGAAGTCAACCTTACAGAGAATCTCCCAACGGTCATGAATCTCCCTTGAACCGCAGTTATATGTCGTCTCGTCGAGGACAACCCAGGCCGCGTTGGGCAAGATCCCAATAGGGTGCCGAACACCCTCGACCACGAGGACGTTCGCGTAGGGACGGGCCTTGCGAATAACCGGCGCTGCATCCGGTGAGACGACCCAAAAGGCGGTCTCTGGTAAGGCGGTCTCGTTCAGCTCGGCGTTGGACTCGATGGGGTCGGCAACCTGCAAGGCCGCGGCGGCGAATTGAGCAGCAAGGTCCCGGACGAGCTTTGCGCCGAATACGGGCAGCGCCGCCGCCACCCGATCATGGTGGAGGTTCACCGCCTTCAGATCCGCGATCGGAGCCTTGTGGAACCCTTCCAACACACCGCACACGTCCGAGAGGCCGGCTTCTGTCGGCCTCTCGGAGACGATCGGTACATGCTTGAGGAAATCGGCCGCCGCACCCCGAACATGGTCGTGAAGGATGCGCGGCAAGGACTCGCGAATGTCGGTGACGATACCCTTCCGACCCATTCGAGTGATCGGCCGGAACATGGGATCGTCGATGCGAACGAGGGGGTTATCGGCATAACGCTGCTGCACCTCGGCAAGCAGCTTCTTCTCTCGTTCGTTCTCATGTTCCTGCATGATCAGAAACGCTTCCAGGTCCGGCCTGAGCCGCGGAAGCGACTGCACCATGCGGCCGTCTTCACGCGCGACCGGCGCCGGCGTCCACAAATGCTCGTCGACGACCTTGGCGATGGCGCGGCCGGTCTCGCGAGAAATGAGAAGAAGCCCGTCGCCCACTTGGAGATACTCATCCGCGAGGTAGCGAGCTACGTCACGAACCTCTTCGATGGGCTTGTCGAACTGCTCGGAGAAGCGGCCCGCAACCTCCTCCGCAAGCTTCTCGGCCGACCAGCCCTCTTTGCGAGCCTGGACGAACACGTGCTGTGTTGCATCGCTTGTTTGCACTGCCTGACGTGCGGCAAACAGGTCGGGTGCCGGCGGGTCCGCCGACGAGAGGACCGTTACCTGAACCCGGGCTAGAGCGTTCTCTTCGGAATTCATCTCACACCTTCTGGACGAACTTGAACGAGCCCTCGTTGCGGTTGGGCTCAGACGCGAACCGCGCGCGGATCCCATCATCCACGCCCTCGTCGTACCCCACCCATTCAAGAACCGCGCGGACCTCGTCCACCATGGTCTTAACGATGCGGGGCTTCTTCTCCAGCGTTTGGCCGAGGATGCCCTCATCGAGGCAAGGCATTCTCTCGTTGAAAGACTCGATCAGGGCTGCGTTGAGCGCTTGCTCGATCTCGCGCCCGACCATGTTGTTGGCCTTCTCCGCGAGGTCGGCCAAATTGTAGTCCTCCGGGCTCTGATTGGCTTTACGCAAGTGGATCTTGAGGATGTCGATCCGCTCTTGCGTGGAGGGGAGGTCGAAGAAGAACCGCTCATCCATACGGTTCACGAACTCGACCGGCAGAGTAGACAACGAGTTGGCAGTCATGACGAGGCAGACCTGCGCCTTCGTCTCCTGGATCCAGGTAGAGAGGATGCCGACGACGCGAGCAACAGTGCCCGCATCGCTCTGAGAGCTGGAGTGGGTGCCTGCGAAGCTCTTCTCGGCCTCGTCAACCCAGACGATACAGTTGTGTGTGACTAGACCATTGGCGATGAAGGAATGTGTGTCATCTCCTTCACATGCAAGGTCATACACATCTTGGTTACCCACCGATTCAACGCTGGTAACCTTGACCCAACGACACTCGGCATCGAGAAGGTGTTGGAGATCCGCCCCTGCATCTCCGAAGATACGAGCGTAATTCTTCAGGTGTCTCTCACTCACCGGCACGTGCCCGTTTTCATAGGACCAAGTCACACCGCTTGAAACATCGATGTTCTCCCACATAACACCCGAAGCTTTACGAACGTCGTGCAGAAGACGACCACATGCGAAACCCATACCTCGATCGAAGCCGATCTCGGAGGAGGTTACGTGTGTAGCTTTGACGTTCTTCTCAATCAAGAACTCCTTGAGAATCGCTGCCAGTGCAACGGCACGGGTACCGGTGACTTCCAAATTTGGCATGTCAAACTTTGAAGGTACAACTCCCAAAGACTGGATTAGCTGGCGTGCCAGAAGTTGACGAGCGTGCCATTGCATCGAATGCTTAACAGAGAGAGAAATCTTATCGGGTTGGATACACCCGTCTGCATCGATCCACCCAGCAACGAACGCCGCCCGTACCTGAGGTGGGGCGGATAGAATGCTCTCGCGTGCCGACCGTAGAAACTCAGCCGCAAGCTGATTCACGACAACGGTCGTCCAACATGGTTTGAAGTCTGGGTCTTTGCTCAAACCATGCAGGGGTGGCAGCTCCGTTTGATCATGAAGGTAACGTTTAGGTTCGATACCGAAACTCTCTGAGACAACGCGTTCGAAAGCCCCTAACAGTACCGTAGAGGTGTTCGTGAACCCGATTCCATCGTTTGCCCCAATAAAACCATCGCCTTCAAGGGCTCCGAGGACCCAACCCAGATCAGTAGACCATCTTACCGGTAATCGTGGTACGACGGCATCACGGAACCCACCGCCCCCACGGCGGAATTCAACTTCCCCGTTCCGGTCGTAAACACGCATCCCCTTCGGATGGAACCGAACACAATCCTCGTTGCCTTCGTACTTGGCCGTAGGTACTGCCATCATATCGCCGGGTGACAGCTCATCCGTACGAACCCACTCGGGCATCCCGCCACGCATCACATAGTGGAGGTGGTTTGCCGTCGCATTCACATAAAAACCGTTGGCAGCTTCTACCCGAAATGCCTCTGCCTTTCGGCGCGTGACGGTATGTACCCGTGTGGTCTCAACTCGAAGTGTTCGCTCATTCCAGCATTGGACATGCAGCTCCTCATTGGATCCAGAGACGCTATCTTCCCAGAGAGAAGCAATGGGTCTGCATGTGCCGTCTGCGAGAGTGACCAGTGTTTCCCCGGTCACACACGGAGCGAGGGATTCGATGATCCGGAGAGCGCGATACGCGTTGCTCTCGGATTCGCCGACACGCCCGCCTTGCAGGCGACCAAGCTCCAACTGGACTACGGGAAGACCCCACAGAGACCCAAGGCACTTCGTCGCGAGGCTCTTGCCGCAGCCCCACACGCCGACGCAGAGGACACCTCGGGGAGGTTTGAGCCCGTAAAGCTTGCCTTCAGGCGTCCAACAGGCACGAGTCTTCTTCGCCCATGTCTTGAACCTGTGCGTACCGCCCAAGTCACCCATCGTGAACTTGGTCGTGTCCACGTACTGAAGCAGGTCAGTTTTGTGGATCTGACGCCGACGGAACTCCAGGATGTGGGCTGGATCGATCCGAGGGTTATCGGGGTCTTCTTCGCGAGTGCGAATCACCGATTGAGCGATGGCGCTGTGAATCTCGAACCGCGTGAGACCCCTGAAGAGATCGGAGATCCCGGGAGGCACGGGCATGGTCATCTTGCTTGCGGCCACGCGGATGATCTCTTCGATCTCCTTCTCGCCCGGGCCGGGATCGTGGACGACGCTGATGTACCGCTGAAGGTTGTGGGGGATGAATTTTTGGGACCCCACGAAGATCAACATCTTGATCGTGTGCACGTTGTTGTGCACCTGGTGAATGAAGTTGAGCACACGACGCTGCACGTGCTCATCCCGCAACCACCGCTCGGGGTCAGTGATGATGTAGAAGTTGACCTCCTCCTTTGGATCGGCCTTGTAGGCTTCAATCAGGAGATCGTGGATGTCCTTCCCGCTGTCCTTGTGTTGTTGCGACTTCCAATCGCCAATGTGTTCGGAGAGCGGTCGGATGCCGAACGCCGCGTTGAACACCCAGATGTTCTTCGCGCTCTTCTTCAGGCTGCTCGCGAGAGAGATGAGCGCTTGGTCTTCTTCGTCGGTGACGTAGTAGATGACGCGGGTGAGGGACCGGATGAGAAATAGGAGGTCGGACTTCTCGGATGCCTTGTCGGATGCCATCGAGAGGGCTCTACACCGGGCACTACGCACTCAACGCAATGCCGGGGAAAGAGTCACCCGATCTGGTAGAGAAGCTCGACTTCTCCGTTCTGATTCACCTTGCGCGATTCGATCCGGCCACCCTGCTTCCGGATCTCGTTGCTCAGAAGCGCCTCAGCGTAGTGCATCTTGAGCTGGTTCACCTTGCCACCGGCATGGTAGTCGGTGTCCCCGTCGAAAGTCCCCGTCTTCGTGTTCAGAGTGCCCCGCGTGAGCGGGCCCGTCATGAACGTGAGGACCGCGTCCTTCTCGGTGAACTTCCAACCCGCGGCTTCGCAAGCCTGCTTTGCGACGGCGAGATCGGTGATTTCGGTTTCAGTGGTGATTCGATGAGACATGAGTTGCTCCGTGATGGCGAGGAGTGGAAGGTCACTTGTCGACGGTACGGGTGTTCTCACACTCAGGGCCGATCTCATCGTCCGAGAGCTGCTTGCCCAGGCGTCGCGTCACTTGGTAGACCTTGCTGCACAGGTGCTCCTGGCGGTCCACGACTTGGTTGACCACGGTGCCGTCTTTCTTGATCGTCGCTTTGATCTTCATACGGGACTCCTTCGAGTGCTCCCTATACACCAAGGTATAAGCCCACCCTTGACTACCCTCACTTGCCGAGCTTGATTCGAGCACCCCTCTGAACGACCTTGCCACCGCCCTCAGTGGTCTGACCTTCGGGGGTCGCACGAGGAGGCGATGCCGACCAAGGGTCAGCTTTTGGCGGCGGTGCCGCTGTCGCGCCCCCCAACATTCGACCCGATTGGGAAGGGGAATTGAGTACGTTCAGCCTGGTAGGCGACGCCTTGACCGTGGACGGCGCAGGCGGTGTTCCCGGACCCGTGGGAGCCACCGGGAGAGGCTTCGGAGGGCTCGGCGGGGTGTCAACAGCCGTAGAGGTTGCAACCGTTTCTGCGGGCACGGGGAAGCCGGGGGGCACCATGGCCGCTTGAGGTAAAGGTGCTGCACCCCCACCCTCGGATCCCCCATCGTCCGAAGGTACAGGCGGACGCATTGGAACGAAGGCGCTAGCGGACACGGCTAACGGGGCCGGTTCGGGCTCTGTGAGCGCCCTCGGGTCTACCCAACCGCTCGATATCGACGGTACCGGACCTGTCTCGATGGTCATGAACCCCTGGCGCGAAAGAGTCGGGTACCGCGGGTCGTTGATCGACATCCGCGGTACCTGCGTGAACATTCGCTCCAGCCAGTTTGTCACTCGGTCATCGAAAGTGGACGCACCGTACAGGGCTCGCGTGCACTCACGGCTGTGGCAGCGCTTACAACACGACTCCGTGAAGATGTGCTCGGGGGCACCGTCGACATTGCATTCAGCGTATTGATCGCGCTTTTGCATGTCTCGATTTTAGCCTCTGAAAGACCCTCAGTCGATGAAGTAGCTGCCGTCCCCAAGCGTGTGTTCGAGGATGTACTCCTTGAACTTCTCCGGATTAATCCGAATGCCCATAGCCGGGTCAACGAGGATACTGCCGCTCGGGTCGACAAGACGAAGGACCGTGCCCCGATCAACGTCCCGAGCCTTCATACAGAGCACACTGATGATGTGCACGGTGTGTTTGCTCAGCTTGTTGATCGCGAACGTCGTGACCTTCCCGGCAGCGGGAGGGGAAGACGGGCGTGGGGCAGGGGTGTCGCTAATCTGAGGAGTGACGGGCGCCCGTGCCGTCTTTGAAGCTGCCGCCGCGGGCGTTGCTGCCTCAACCGGCACCGCTGCCGGAGCTTGGGACGAGGTGGTCGTGGGGGTAGGAACCGCCTCGTGCCCGTGCCTCTCCCAACCTGGCTTCACGTGACCCTCAAGCCACGGCGGAACCCGGTGATAGACCTTGTCGCCGACGCGGATCTCGTGGGGCTCCAGCTTCTCCCCCTCCTTGGGGGGCTGCTTCTTGCCCTCGGTCATCATGTCCCAGTTGTAGACGCCACCCCACGAGAGCCCTAGGAGAGGCTCCACGATGAGAGGCACCTGCCACCGAGGAGAAAAAGGGGGCCCCGGGAACTTCCACGGCGAGGACATGATCTGGCAGATCAGCGGGAGAGCCTCCTCGATCCGGTCATTACGGATCTCGAACACGATTTCGTCGTGCACCGTGAGGAGCATGCGGACCGAATCATCACCGCCGTTCTTCAGCCACCCGCGCTTGTGCCACTCCTTGTGGCAGAGCACGAGCGCGATCTTCATGATGTCCGCGCCACTGTTTTTTGTGATCACGCCGTCCGCTTCGAAACGGTGGAGAGGATCCTGCACAGATAGTGTATACGTGACCTCTTCTTGGTCTTTCTCTACTTTGCCCATGAGCTTCTTGTGCCCATAGATGGGGCTCGGCAAAGTTACGCCGAGGATCGCACACAGGCGCTTGAGCGTGTAAACTGTGACTTTTCCGCCGGTCCTTAACCGCAAGTAGAGGTTGTAGCTGGACTCGTCCGGGAAGTCCGACCGCCGCCATTGTCCCGCCGCCAACAACTCGTTGACGAGAAATTGCGGAGCAAACATGTCGAGAAACTTCGGATGCCTTAGATCGGTGCGGCCCTCTACGTGGTGCTCGAACATACGACGATGAATGTCCAAACGGTAGCTTGTGCTGTCCTTTCCGGTCACCTCGTCGTGGTACTGGTAGGGACCGCGAATGCAGGACTCCACACCCACCGAACGAAACAACAGCTTCAGGTCTTCAAGGAGAGGACGCTGGCATAGGTGGATGTTGTATGGGTTACCCTTCGCCGAGACCAACGGGGGCTTGTGGCCATCGGAGTCCATGACCCCACGGAGGAAACTCTTCCGGTTCACAAGTCTCTCGGAGAGGATGCGTCCCTTCAGACGCTTTGTGTGAGCCGTCGCCCTATCGAATCCTATCTCGGAGAGCCACCGGATTAAGTTCACACTCCATATGTCAAGGACGACTCGCTGCGCCTCTTGGCCGCGAGGCGTGTGCTTCACAATCTGCCAACTGGGATTCAACCCAGCCTGAGTCCAGAACCGCGCGCACGCGTCAACGTCGGCTTGTTCGTGGACACCGAATATAAAACGGATACCCCCACGCGGGTCTATGCACCCGTCACCTACGTACCTCCCCATCCAGTACCAGAACTCCTCCTCCAATTGAGGACCGAACTGGAAGTAGTTGCTCGCATGCTTGTGATCATAAAAGGCTGGCAGCGGTTTCGTTTCGAATTCCAACGGCTCACACAAAGCTGTCGCGACCTGCATTCCGGGCTCTAGCTGGTCAAAGTCAACCCACTGCTGACCCTCATCCGTGACGATCATCAACTTGTGTCTTGTATCGCAAGCGATCGAGGTTCCATCAGACAACGTAACTTCACCGAGGCGGCACTGACCCATCGGGTGAGCAGTAGCCACTGCCCACTTGGATCCCGTCCAAGCCAGAAATGCCTTGTTCGAAGTAGCCAGATCCCCGATCGATAACCACCCATCCCCAGTTAGAACTTTACTTGCATATTGTAGGCACCCTTGGATTGGATAATTAGTGGAGTGCCGCTCACACGCCGCTTGGACGCCCTTTTCGGGATGGTCAATATCAGGGATGGCGATCCACCTACCAAAAGCGGTCCACACACCCTTGTGCTTGCGGACGGTCGCGTGCTGACCCTTGATCCACTTGGCGAAGGTCGGAACGGCCTTGTCGAACGCCTGCTTGCGGCGAGACGCTTCAACCTTGTCGCAACCCGTAGCGCGCATGATCGCAGCCGGGCCGCCACCGTAGATGAGCGCGAAGTTGGCAATCTTGCCCATCTTGCGCTGCTCTTTCGTCGGCTTCTCGACGTTGAAGAATGCGCGCGCGGTGATGCTGTGGAGGTCCCCGTCGCCTTCGAGGAACTCCTTGACCCAGACCATCTCGCCAGAAACGTTCGCAGCGATTCGAAGCTCCTGCCCGGCGTAGTCACTCTTGACCAGAGTGTAGCCCTCGCGAGCGATGAACCCCTCGCGAAGAGCTGAGGTCGACGGGATACCGTGGATAGGCACCGCGGAGAAGCCTTGATCTGCTTCGCCTTGAGGTGCCGAGAAGCGGCCGGTCGCAGCCCCGGTCTCTTTGAAGCCGAAACGCAGCTCTGAATTCTTGTCCGGGTTCGCGACGAGCTTCTCCAGGTAGGTCCCGATGACCTTGTCTTGCTCACGCCACTCGATGATCCATTTGAGGATGGCCGGCGCGTGCTCCTCTCCGATCTCCTGCACGAGCTGCTCGATCGAGGAGGCGTCTGTCTTGTACTGGCCTGACGCCTCGTTCTTCTCGGGCTTCGGCTTGATATCCAACCCGCGCTCGCCAAAGAGGAATTCGGAGAGGACTGTCGTCTGCCCGGGCTCGAATCCGTGGAAGCCTTTGCTCTCGGCCAGCTCGACGATCTGGGCGCGAATCTCTTCGCGCTTACGGAGGTGTACTTCGAGAAGCTGTCGGAACTTATCCCGATCGACGCGGACGCGGTTGCGCTCCATGACACGCACGGCCTGGACGCATTGCTTCTCCAGGCGATAGATGAAGCCTAGGTCCCGAGCGCGGCTTGGGTCCTTTACACGACCGACGACTTCGGGGTGATCACAAAGTAGCCGGGTGCATACTGCATCGGAGCAGGCGTACTTCACTACGCCAGGTTCGTCGGGAGCTAGTGCGTCGAACTGAATCTTGCGCCCGTTCGGGAACAGCTCCTTGAGCTTGATCATCTCGTACGGGTTGCCGTCCGGATCACGAAGCAGCTCGGGGGCCTTGTACTTGAGGCCAAGACCCTTGTCCTCCGACTTGAGAACGAAGCAGGCAAGCAAGCCGTCCTCGAACGAATCCGGATGCCACCAATCGATCCCCGTCACTGGGTAAAGAAACTCTTGGTCGAATTTCGCATTCCAGAAATCGATGATGACGCGGGGCTTTTGTTTGAACTCTCTGAACGAGAGTATGTCGCTCTGTCCGTCGGCGGCGACAGGCTGCGAGGCCCAGCACAGACGCGAGATGGCAGCTTCCGCCTCGGCCACAGGGAGGTTGAGATCGGGTCCGCCATCGTTCGGGCGGTGGCGGACCGGCGCGTAGTAGCCGAACTTGGCGTTGCCGGGGGAGATACAGAAACCAACGATCTGGTGAACGGTTCGGAGCTTGCCGTTCTCATCACGCTCCGACCGGCTATCCAGACCCTGAGTCTCAAGGTCGAGAGAGCACCTGCCTGCCGCGATGCACTCGTCGATGAGTTTCTCAAGCTCATCGATGGAAGACACGAGCTTGAACGTGTGGTGCTTCATCCACGGCTTGGTGATGTCGGGCACCTCACGCTGCACCTGAATCCCGGTGCTGGCCATGAACGTGTTCGGGTCGTCGCCACCATCGGGCGGCGGCGCCATGGTCGTCGAAGCCGCAACTTGCGGGACCGCTTGAAGGTCCGGAAGGTCGTCGGTCTCCGCCGGGGGCAGAGAAGGCGTTGCCGGGGCGGGTGCTCCCTCCGGCTTCTGCGCGGCTTCGGTTGCGTCGAGAAGGGCATCGAAGTCGAAGTCGTCGTTCGTGTCGCTCACGGATCCTCCCGTACGAGGCAGACGTATACACCTTCGCGCCAAAGAGCGATGGCTTCTGAAACTAACCTGCGAGCTTCGCCTTCCAGCCCGTCCGGCTCGTAGCACCACGGCATCTTCTTCGCCGTCGGCTTGCAGGCAACCTTGTCAAACGAAGGGCAGTCCTTCCTAATCGCGCAGTCGCGAGAGATAACAGGCAACTTCCTCAGGCAGCCCTCGGGTGGAGGGCCCAGCGCATCGACCAAGGGTTTGGTCCAGCCGTGTAGCGCGTGGTCCATCATGGTCTTGGACACGCGAGTAGCGGCCTCAAGCGCCGGGACATCCTGCGCGGGCCGCCACGTTGCCTCCCACGTGCCCCCGACATCGTAGATCAGGAATAACTCGATTCGACCTAGCTCGGCCGTATCCAGCTTCAAACGTCTGGGCATCCTGAACCCCGCTCTTTCTCCCCGATCTTGTCGAGGAGCTTCCGAATCCTGCGGGTAGCTTCCTTCGCGTCGACCGCTCCGTTGGAGAACGCGAAGTACGTCTGGTCCAACAGAGAGCCGATGGTCAGGAAGGCGCGCATATCGAAGGACGCCTTGGCGTGCTTCAAGCGGCGATCGCACACGCCTAGAAGCTCAATGACCTCATCGTAGGCCGCTTTGGCTTCCATCTGGCGTTCCATCTCGGCGGTCCGAGCGAGGTTGGGCGCCTCGGGCGGGAGAATGCCGTACGCCTTCTCCATCTCACGAAGCAGACCCGTGAACCGACCGTCGTGCCCCGAGAACTGCTTCCAGAGCCCGATGCAGTCCCAGTTCTTCTGGCAGACAAAACACCACACGTGTGAGGGGCCCTTCGGGCTCTCGGGGTAGACGCGGGCCGACGGTCGATTGTCCTTCCCGTGGAAGGGACATGAAAACTGCTCGGTGCGGTCACCAGAGTGCCGTAGCTTGACCCCGAAGCGCCGAAGAACATCGTGAGCCGTGACCCGATCCCGGAGCGCACGAACACGCTCTTGGACCCAGAGCTTGATAGCATCGCTCTGTTCCGACTCCTTTCGCGCCTCGGACTCGAAGTCGCGGGTGCTCATGACATCAAACGTTCATCATCATGCGGAGCGCTTCTTGATGGTCTTCCACCGCCATCCCACGTCCGCCCGCGGAGTTGATGGCGTTCATGTTGGAGATACGCCGAGACGTGAAGTTCACCGAGGCCACGAACGGCTCGAACAAGGGGTTGTCTCGGTTTTTCAGGTTGCAGAAAACCGTCGTCCCGTTCCGCCGGTGGTCATCGTTGAGATAGGTTGTCGTGATGATGTCCGCCGACTTCTCACAATTGTGAGAGAGAAGTCCGGCTGTCGCGTATTCGTGGTCACCCGACACTTCGAGGTCATACACTCGCGCCGTACCCCAATCCGCAAGAACCATAACACGTTGTGGTTTGGTTGTTTCATGAAGATAACGAAGCGTATCCAGATCGTTACTTTTGGACCTACGCAGTGTTTGCAACATGGCAGCTACAGCCCCATCACTGACGAGGCTGTCTTTTCGTGTTGCTAGCTTGGCCAAAGCACTCAACACTTTTCGAGGAAATACATAAGTACCTTTGTACTCGTTGTAGATAGCCGAGAACAACGATCCCACGGGCCAGTTAGTTCGATCACCAGCCTTTTCGGACGTATGTGCGGCTGCAATGGATGTCATCAACTTCGCTTGCTTCGCCTTTTCGGTAAAACCGATGAGGGCCGCGAAGCGCTTGCGGCTAGATCGCGATCGAACACGCAGGATCCATCGATCATACTCACGGCCGTTCAATGATGTAGTACCATAGGTGAGTGTTGTGTCGATACCGAGATCAGTCATTAGTAGCTGTGTTTGCCGTAGCGTTGATTCGTGAACGCCCTTGAGGCCCAACGCAAGAATTCCTTGGTTGTTAATCGAACCATCCGTGTCCCAAAGACCTCTTAGAAATGCTAGAACACAGTCACGAGGTGCTTCTAGGATGCACGGTGGTAAACCAGGCTGCCGGTTGACACCTAGTTGTTCAAACCAACGATGCAGAGCCTTGCTGCTTTTGCGCATATCGAAGCTACCCGATCGAGAAGGTGACTTCGACAAGGTGATGTCCTGTGAAAAACAGGTTACGAATGAAGATAGAAGACGGCCCATGACGGCCAACTCCTTACGATTCCCAGTGAATCCGATCGTGTCAGGCTCAAATGTGCCGTCACCAACGTGGGCCCCGAACAGGTAGGCAAGATCCGTCGTGAGATGTCCCGGCGAGGTTAGCGCAACACCCTTCATACCGGTAGGCTTCTCCCATTTGTGGAAGTCAAGTGTCGGCAACACAGGCGGCTTGTTCGGGAAGGGGCGCGTTCCGAAATCGCATAGCAAATAGTCTGAAAGGGTCAGGTCTTGAACGTGTTTCCAACTGACAACACCATCGTTGAGGATTCGAACGCGGTGGTTCCCAGTTACTTGGACGCGTACGCCCCGATCCGTCCAGAGATCGAAAACATGGCGAATACCATTATCGAACCGCGTGAGGACATCCTTCCATCCCGTGCGACTCCACACATGATCTCCAGGACCAACAGATTCAATTGTACGCAGCCCAGACGATGTCTTGACCAAGGTACCTTCGGCCAAGCACTCGTTCGCGTATGTGAGGGCGTTCATCTTGTAGCGACCCTCGTTCTTGTTCGCCTCTTCCTTACCCTGGCGGTTGATTTGAAAGAGCATGAGAACAGGAATACCCTCACCTTGGTTGAAGTGGAGGGCGAGCTTCTTCGCATCTCGGATGATCGAGTTCAGCTCGACGACGTAGTCCTTCGACCGCTTCTTCTTGCGGGCCTCGATGAGCTGACCGTGGTCGAGAACGATGAGGCCGATCTCCATCCGCTTGTGGAGAAGCTCGGCTTCTAAGCGAATGTCGTCGATCGTGATGTCACGATCGGGGGACCACACCTGGAACGCTCCGTAGTCGGGGTTCCTCTGGAAGTCCTTGATCACGTCCTGAAGGAACACCTCCTCCTTCGGGTCGAGCTGCCCGTCACGGAACTTGCGGTAGTCGAGGCCAGCAGCATGTCCACCGTTCTCGTCGAGCCGCCATCGGGAGTTTGCCGAATGCATCGTGTACGCGACGCGCCGGAGTTGCCGGTAAGGCATCTCGAAGCTGCCGTACATCACGTTCGAGCGGTACCTGGTAACGAGGTTGTAGCACCAGTTCATGGCGAACATGGTATTGTGCGTCACAATATCGTTCGCGACAAATGTGTGATGTCCAGGAACGGACAGATCGTAGGTCATCTCCTTCCCACGGAGCATGATACCCTCGACTTGTTCCCAGGAGAGGTCACCGTCGAGGACCTTTCGCACTTCGGAGTTCGGTAGAAACAAAGCTATGGTATCGGCTTGAGCTGAGGTTCTACACTTCGTCGTGTTCGCGTAGCGCCAGCGCTCCACACCATTCGCTCCCTGCCACCGGATCTTCATCCCGGAAGGAATGAAGTCAGTAGGGAACACGCGGTTATCGGTATAAGGTAGACGTGAGGCGAGCGTTGCGAACAAATCCTCCTTACCGATGACGTGGATTTTCTCGACGAACCTGCGCTTCGACGGATTTGTCACGACCCGAACGGTGTGGAATGTATAAGGCTTACCCTTGTACGTAGTGTCCACCCTCGTCACTGACGACTGAATGCCGAGACGCAAGAGGAGGGATTGGATATCCTTGCACAGGTCGCGGCTGGTAGATGTATAGGTGATGTCGTTTCTCTTGCAGAACGAGTCCCGTTCAACACGCTCGTGATCTCCCGTGTGACAGGAACCGTCAGTTGACCAGAGAGCCCCCAGAAAAAGAGCGATCTGCTCGTCAGGAAGCCCAAAGAAGTCCCACGGCACGTGTTTGTCAGCCGCTAGACTTCCGAACAGCCCCGTATCTTCGAGCAGGACGCGTAACAGCGAGGTCATCTCGCTGTTACCGTTCCCGAAGCTACGGCTCACCCAAACAAAGGGTGCCCGGTCTGATGGGAATACCTCACGGAACGTAGGTGTTTCGTAATCTGCCGCTCCTTCGACGAGTCCGAGGTCTCGAAGGCACTCCTTGAAGTCCTCGCGGATCAGATCGTTTGAAGCTGTGAACGTAAGATCGAGCCCGATCGACCCGTCCCCCAGCAGGTACCCAAGGACCTTGACCTCGGCGTCCGTATAAAAACGTTCAGGGACACTTGCCTGCATGATCGCAGGAACGGCAACCCAATCCCCAGGGCGCAATTCGTCGAGCTGTCTCCAGCCCGCGGGCGTGAAGAACTTGTGGTTCCCGGTAGCTCCAATGCTGCGCCCCGAGGTGAGAGTCAGATCGTAGACCTCTCGCACGCCGTTCTCGACGAGGTGTGACGTTTCCGCCCGGACAAGCCGATGCGTCTCCCCCTCGCGATCGAGAGCTGTGACGATTGGAAGCTCTCCGCTCTCGTACAGCTCGTGGATCGTCCTTCGCCTGTTCGTCCGGTGATCGAAGATCGTGGCATCGCCGCTTAAGCACTTCAGCTCACCTGGGTAAGCGGCGTGGACCCAAAGCTCGCCCTTCTTGGCACCGTGGCAGACCTTGTCGATCTCCTGTAGGCCGGTGAACTTACCCCAGACCTTGTCCTTGTTGAGCTTGGCTTCTTCGTACTCGTTCCAGACGAGCTGCCCGTCATCACGGATGTCGCCGAACGTCTGAGCGTTGTAGTCCGTAAGGATCAGATCATTCGCTTTGGCAGCGAAGTGTTGGAGGCCATCGCGGATCCCTTGCTTCCGCTCCCCCTCGATCTCCAACCCCTTGGTGATGATCTCCTGAGACTCTTTGAGGAGCGCCACCGCTCGGATGCGGTGCTGCTCGTCGAGCGCATTTTCCAAGAGGTGTTTGAAGTTGGAGCGGTAGAAGACAGGCACCGACTCCAGGTCTTTGATGCGCTCAACGACCTCGGTGTCCTTGAGGCGCTCGAAGTAATCTGCGATCGTCGCCGCCGCGGGCACTTCCAAGCGCTGTTGGAAGTACGTGACAACGAACTGAAAGAGCCGTTGGTCATCCCCCCGGTTCCACTCATACTTCGACGAGATGAGCCGCTGAAGGTTGAGGATCAGGTTCTCCTGCGAGACCGACGACTCGAAGTCGATGATATTGCGAAGAAGCTGCTTCATCCGCCCCTCCCCGGCCGCCCCTTCTTAAAGGGTTTCTTTCGGTCGGACCCGAGTGACCCGAGATCAAGTGAAGAGCTTGAGAAGTCCAGAGTTTCACGCGCCCTCGAAGGAGGCACGGGAGGTCCCTTCTTTTGTCCTGGCATCTCGACTTCCGGCTCGACGACCTCAGGTGCTGCTGAGTCGTCGACCTCCATTGATGCGACAGGGGTGGGCTTGCCATACGCCTGCGGCCCCACTGCTTCGAGCCGCGATTCGTCGAGATCCGATAGCTTCACCACCTCGAATCGACCGGACCCCAGGATGTAATCGTAGGTGTCCTCGCTGTACGCGAAGTGGCCCGGAACATACGGGGCTTGGGGGGACTCAACGATCCAGGTTGGCTTGAGCGCGACCTCGCGAAGCATGAGCGATTCTTTGAGGACGCCTGGCATCGCGATGTTCTTGTGCCCGAGATGCCCGAGGCGGATGATGATCAGCTCCAAGTCCTCGCCCACGAGGTCGTTCAAGGAGTTGTAGGTGACAAGGTCGTCACGCTTGCTTCGGGCACGAGAGAGGTAACTCTCGGCACCAACGTAGATCGTCTTGAGCCGCTCATCGGTGAGGACCCTGAACCGGAACATCGGCCCTTTGCAACCTAGAGCCCACTTCAAGTGGGGCAGAAGGTCGGTCCAGTACGCCTTGATGAAGAGGTTCTTGGTCGTAAAGTCCTCCCCGTTAGGGTCGAAAAAAGGGCTCCGGTCGAGAAGCGTGGCGCCCGCAATCTCAGGGCCCAAATGAGCCTTGAGAGCCCGTGCATACGCGCAGACGCATTGCTCGACGTTCATGTCGTCAATGGGGATCTTCCCCGTGTCACCACACTTCTCGCAGACCGGCATGGGCTTACCCTCCGTTACACCGAGATCAGGAACGAGTATGGGATAGCGTGTTTTCAGCCTCGTCGCCGTCTGCGTCGACCCACTCGATCGCAGCCACCGCCAGGGCGGCCACGATCACCATCTCGTGCCGGAATCGCCTCGCCGTCCAAGGCCAGTGCACTGCCTGTCCCACGTGCTTCGTGATCAGAGCGATCCAGTCGTTCGGCCCGTTGTGTTTGTCGTGTTCTGGGTTGTCCCAAATGCGGTTCTGACGCCGCCTCTCTTCGCGGATCTCGGCGAAGATGCCGTCTTGATTGCGCGACCCGCTCCGCTGGTTTCGCTCGTTGTGGGCGGTCATTTGTTCTCCTTCATCATACGGAGGAGTTCGCGCGTGGCGTTCCCTCCCGCCTCGTCCTTGTTGAATGACAGCGCCCCAACAGCGGCTTCTCCAAGCACCTTATCCACGAGATTCTTCTTGCTCCCGAGGAGCTGAAGCACGTGATCGTCGATGGTCTTGTCGCTCTTGTACTTGCCCTTGGGGCGCTTTGCGACGATGTGGTAAGCAACGACCGTGTCGTGGATCGAACCGATGCGGATCGGCCGACCAAGGAGCTGTACGTACGTGCCCCACGACCAGGGGGCATCGTAAAAGACGATGGCTGACGCTGCCTGAAGGTTGATCGCCTCGCTGCCTGCGTCGGTGATGAAAATGATCTTGGTGTCGGACTTCAAGTCCTGAAACGCCTGTTGGGCCTCACGACGTTTGACATCATTCTCTTTGCCGGTGATGCGAACGCTCTTGACCCCCGCAGCGGTGAGCACCGATTGAAGGCGACCCACTAGCTTCTCGAACCGCGTGTACACGATGACCTTCTCGTCATCGAGTTCGCCCGTGATGAGGTCAACAAGGGCCTCTTCCTTCGCCCCCTTGTCCTTCACCTTCACGGACTCATCCTTGAAGAGCCCGACCGCGATCTCCTGCCCCTCCTCAAATCGAAGGAGGTGGAGGGAATCGACGACCTGTTGGCAGTAGATGAGGGACGTGAGGGCGGCCGTCTCTTGGTACTCCTTGGTCTCCCCGTCGCCGAGTTCGAGAACACCCGAGAGGGCCTCGGCGTACTTGGTGTCCTCGCTCGGGGACATCTCGCAGACGATCTGCCGCGTGATCAACTTCGGCAGCTCACTCGAAACCATGTGCTTCTGCCGACCAAGGAAGAAGGGGTCGATGATCCTGCGGAAATGGTCGAGGTTACGGTAGCCAACCACTACGGGGACTTTGCGTCCTCCCCCGACGGGCTGGAGTTTCACCACGCAGAACTCGTCCATGAACTTCGTCTTGGTGGCGAATATCGTCGGCTGAATGACCTTGTAGATCGAGAACCCCTCCATGAGGTTGTTCTTCAGAAGCGTCGCGGTGAGCCCATAGCAACGCTTCGCTCGATCCGAGAGCTGGCGGCAGACCTGCCAGGTCTTCGTGCCCGTGTTCTTGAATGCGGTGCAATTGGAAACGAGTGTACCGTTGGCAAAGTAGTTGTGGTTACCATCAACCTCGATGTCATACACGAACCTCTTGTTTGTAGACCGCGGTAGCCAGGGTTCAACGGAGACTACTTGATCCTCAACGATCCCGCGAAGAGGTTCGGTTTTGAAACTTTTCACGCCCAGCACCGGAGTCCCCGCTGGCCATTTGTACTCAACGCCTGGCAAGGCCCCCGGCAAAAGAGCCAGGAACCGTTCTGCCGCCTCAGCCGGCAAGTAGATGACCGAGTAGTGCCCCTCTTTTCTCGACTTGGTTCGAAGTACACGTGCTTCTACGTCCCATCGCCAGCGCAACCAGCCTGCCAGAAGCTCGTTTTCTTCATGCGAAAACCCCTCGGTATGAAGGGTAATCGTTCGACGGACGGTCCCGTCGGTAAGTGTTTTCGTGTCGAGGCTCCCATCGTCGCTGTACCAGATGGCGAGACCAAGTGGACCGATCTGATCAAGAAGAGAGACGCTCAACTTTCTCTTTACTCCGTCGTGTACACCCCATGACGCGAGACGGCTCGTTAGGGCTATGTTGCCGTTGAGTCTAAAGCGGCACATCCGTTGCTCACCGGACTGCAACTCTGTTTGGTAGAAGCTGATATCAGAAACCCCGAGGGGTTTTAGAAGGTCCCTCTTGAACTCAAGGTATGAGGCTTGTTTGATTGAATGCCCCATACAAATCCCCCAACAAACACGTTGCGGGTGTGAAAGACTTGCGTCGCCGAGGAGAGATCCAAGGATCACCTGAAGTTGATCATCAGAGGGTATGTCTTCAACGAACATGGCGGTCTTCTTTCCGGGCTTCAGAGTGTTCGCCCGGAAAGACTCCCCTCGTGTATTGTAGAATACATGTGAAGGCGTAACGTTGACTACGCCAGCGAAACGAAAACCAATCTTCAGGAGGCTCTCACGCCGACTGTGGGTTAGAGGCTTGCGGAACCAATTGACCACACGCTTTTCTTCAATAGAGCCCGTCTTCCAATTCATGGATAGGACACTCACGGGTAGCCTCTTGCTCACGATTCGCCCGATGAGTTCGGTGCTTCCGTCGGCTAATAGAATCGGGGTGTGGTAGTCAAAACACTCGTCGTACGTGACAACGAGGCGGGAGATGTTCGCGGTGATGCGATCGAGCAAACCCGGGCTGACTGGCTTCTTCGGGTCCGGCTGCCCGTTCGGCAGCAACGGACGCTCGCCGCCCACGTCCCAATCCCGCACGAGGATGGCGTAGTTCACGAGCAAGATGGCCTTGCGCGCGTTGGGTCCCGTCGGGGCCGCCGCCCATTTCTCGTACATCGCTTTGCGCTCCTCGGGCTTGCCCGAGACGACGTACGTGTCGATCCCAACCGTGAACTTCTCAACCTCGCCGGCCCACTGGCGGAGCGCGCTCTTCGGAGTCACGACAATCGCCTTGTTGTCAGGCTCCTTCTCCCACTGGTAGCAGAGCGCCGAGAGCAGTTGCAAAGTGTTGTGATTTACGATCCCATTGCCAACGAAAGAGTGGTTTGGGTCATCGACCTCAATGTCCATCACCTCGGCCGACCCTGTCGTCACGGTCTTCACTGGATCGTAGAAGTAGCCGTGCCGAACAACTTCCTCTACGCACTTAAACTCAGCAGTTGTAACGAGCCCGTAGACAGAAGACACTTCGAGAAGTTGCCTCAGAAATCGATACGTTGGATTGCGATGACCCAGGCATACATGGCTCAAAGTCGACTCGAAACTCCTGCCGAATTGCTTGAGTCCTGAACCTTTACGTAGTCCATTGGCCCCTTGCATCGAGACCATTTCTAGCAAACGACCCTTGAGACCGCGAACCAACTCGACAGCGTGTGGCACAACATCCTTGTTGGGATTGGAAGCTTCACTCAATGAGCCGGCCAGAAGTTGGCGTTTGCGCTCACTGACGAATCCGATGCTTTGCTGAAATAACCGCGCCTGATCGCCACAGAGGGTGAGGCGCCAGTATGTATGGTCGCACCCTTGAATGTGCTTAGGAGACACGCGAGCAACGAGGCCAAATCCTAGGAGGAGTAACTGAATGTCATGAATCAAACGATTGGAAGACGAAGACAGTTCGATGTTACCGCAGTGAGGGTCCACAGACCCCTCACCTTCAAACACCCCCTGAAGGAACCCTTTGACTGACTCCCGTGTGGACTTGAAGATGACCCACGGAACTGTCTTCGTACGGGAAGTGCTAAAGTCTACCCCATGAAGTCGGAGAAATTCTCGAATTTGAACGCTGCTCACTCCAATGAGGGAGTCTTTTGACTTGGCGTTATCATTCCCCTCCCACCCAAATACAGAGCGGAACAGTCTCCGGATATCGGTATGGGAGTCAGGGTTCGTATCCACATACTGTGTTACATGGATGTGGTAACGGTCTCCAATCCAAGCCTCGGCGACAATATACCCCATCAAACGGGCAAGGTCTGGGTCCATACGGCATGGAAGAGTGTATCTCTTCGCACTCGCGACTGATGCCACTTCCGTCGTAAGTTGGGGCTCGATGTTCGAAAAGCCTTGCGCCTTTCGGTCAATACACAAGAAGTCTCCCGGCTGTAGCTCTGGCAACGTGCGGAATACTTCAGCACCTTGCTTGGTCCGAACCAGCACGGGATGACTGTGGGAGCCTTCGATCGAAAAGCCGTGATGTGTCCTCACACGCAACGTAGGACGCACCCCATCCCAATAAAAACGCCGTACCGAGGCCCACCGTTCTCCCGTCCAGACTTCACATGGTTGTGTGGGCTCGTGGAACGTCTCGGGCGTGAGATCACCTTTAGGTCTTAGATCGCCAATGCATTGGTAGCCCTCACGTGTCATTAGCCGTGTCTCGGCCGTGACACACTTGCCGATCCCCGTGGCGTCCCCGAGGATCATCCGGTTCATGACGACGAGATGGTAGATGCCCTGAACCTGGTAGTACCGCAGCTTGAAAGGGACGGTCTTCCCGTCGAGGCCGACGATCTCCGTCCGAAGCATCGGCGTAGGACGCAGAGAGATGGTTGTCGACGCCCGCGCCTTCTTCAGCTTCTCGTAAGTGTCATCCGCCATGCCCGGCCCTCTACACCGGGCGATGCGGGTTAGAGATCCTGAACCTTCAGAACAGTAGGCACGTACCCAACGCGCGCAGCAAACTCGTCGCTCGCATGACCGAGCGCTTGCGAGGCAGACTCATACCCCGCCTTGTAGTCCTCGCTCGCTTCGTCGATAGAATAGATACCAGCCGCCCCGTCACGGAAACCACGCAGGAAGTGGTAGTAGCGTGTTCTCGGGCCGCTGCCGCCCTTTGGACGCACCATCGAGTGCGGGGGCCCCTCCGGCGCGGACAGCTCGCGAGCTGTTGTTTGAACGGCTGTTGCTGGCTTGCGCGGGGCTTTATTCCGGGTGGGCTTCACGTCTTCAACCTCCGTAGGACGAGGACCCGAACCGCCTGAGACAAGCCAAGCCATTTGCGGCTCTGGTTTCACCGGCCGTTGGACCACGTACATGTCTTGAGGACGAGGCGCTTTCACAAGCGCTTTCGTCGCTTTGGCGTTCGATTGCACTCCAGCCAGCTAGCATAGGCGGTCCCGAATCTCTACAAAAGCACAGACGACACGGCACGCCACCCTCGATAACCCTTCGATGAAATCGGCTCCATAGGAGATAGGATCGTATGGCAACGCATCAAGACCCTGAGACCAATCTGACCCTCACCGAGGTCCCTCGCGAACGAGCTTCGACGGTTTTTTCGACGTACACGGAATTGGAGCGTGCCGCTGCGTACTACCGTGAGATGGGCTGTGACGTACTACAGGCCGACAGCCCTCTTGAGGGTTCGGTTGGGTACTTCGTCTTCATGCGGCCCACAGACAAAGTGCGTGTTCACCTAGAGTGGTTCCCGTTCGGACGTGTCGCTGAAGCTCACGTGGAGACGATCCGCAACTATGACGCCGCCCGAGGCACGTGCAGCGCTGACGCGATCCTTGCGGGACTGCTTCGTTTGACGAGCAAGCACATCTTCAAAGCGGACAACCCCCGTACACGTGAGATCGGCTTCGTCTACTACGAAGGCGGAGACGCTCACTGCGTCCGCTTCTCGTTGACCTCGATCAAAGGCGCTGGTGCTTTGAAGGTCGACGGGGTGCCCTTCATCGACTGGAGAAATTCGGTCCCGGACCTTCGATCCGCTGCTACAACGCTTTAAAGCACTTCAGGGCGGCGAGCCCACGCCTCTCGGGCGACCGTGGCGAAGCTTTCCGCCCCGTCCTTCAGCAGACTTTCACCGTCTGCGAACTGCGCGATGGCCTCAAGAGCAGCGTTGACGGCATCTCTCGGATGACACTCCGAGTTGAGCAGCGCTGCTTGAACGGCGTCGAACACGGCCGTGCGGAGATGGCTCATTCGTCATCCTCCTCATCATCGCCCTCATCATCGCCCTCATCATCGCCCTCATCCTCATCATCGTTTCCGCCCGACGTTTGCTCGCGGAACGCCTCCTCCGCGAGGTCGGCGAAGGCCGCAGCAGACGAAACAACCCCCTCTTCGACGGCGAAGTGGGTCAGTGCACGGAGCGCGATCTTCAGATTGTCTGCCTCGGAGAGGTTCGAATCGTAGACAGCGTTCACCACTTCGTCGAAGACATACTGCTCATCTTCATCCATGTGCCTCACCGTGCCCTATATGTGGTTCGTCCGCGCGAGGGATCGTAGGCGCTGACCTCAACCGTAATGCGATCGCTAGGGAGGATACGGATGTAGAACTGCCGCATCTTGCCAGCGATCGTAGCGAGCACGGTCAGACCGTTATCACACTTCACCTTGAACATCGTGCTGGGAAACGCTTCCTGCACGACCCCTTGAAGCTCCAGTGTGTCGCCCTTTGGGGCTTTTTCTCTGTTCGGTCGCATCCAACCTCCGTAGCCGGCTCCTTTACACCGTCAGCGTGGTGTAGAGAAACACGAAGGTACGGTGCATGGTCAAAGTTGTTCGCGCGAGCATCAAGGTCGAACACGACGCTTGGATCGAGGTCATCAAACGGGTGCTCGCGGGCGAGGAACCGTTCGCAGTTGTGTCTGCGGCGCTAGGGATCCCGTCTGAAGTTTTCCAGTGGCTTGACCTTGATGACCGTGAGACGCTCGTTCGTCTAAGCGGTGCGGTGCAAGCGTTGCGAGACTTCGACGAGGGCGTGGCACCCCACCTGGTGGTAGAGGAAGCCTCAAAGAGGCGAGTCGACCTCGTTGACAGAATGGACAAACTGGTTCGTGTGTTGATGCGCCCGTGATGCGCGAAAAGGAGTGCGTGTTCCATGTACGACACTGATGCGATTCAATCGTCGGACCTCACGTACGTGAGGAAGGTCTACCTGTGGTTCTTCGTGGGAGTCCTCGCCGCTGCTGTCGCAGCGTGGACCTCGATCAATCTCGGGCTCCCCGAGACGATCATGGTTAGCGGTCAACCGACGGCAGTGCCTCCTCTCGTCGCCCGCGTCCTCGAACACCCGGTCATCACGATCCTCACCGCTCTCGGGCTCACGTTCATCGCGGGCCTCTTCCGAAAGACCCCGCCGATCAACGCCATCGCGTACTTCACACTCACCCCGCTGCTCGGGTTGATTATGGGGCCGAGCATTTGGGCCGCTGAGGTCATGGCGCACCGAGACCAGACGTTATCGGGGCATCCGGTTCGCGACGCGTTGTTTCTCACGGTCGCAGCATTCGGATCGCTGACGGGCTACGTCTTCGTGTCCAAGAAGGACTTCTTCGCGTGGGGCGGCTTCCTCATGAGCGGGCTGTGGGTCCTGATCGTGGCCAGTATTCTCGGCATCTTCATCGGGTCGAGCGTGCTCGATCTCGCGCTGGCCAGTGTAGAAGTCATTCTGTTCCTCGGGTTCGTGCTCTATGACACCTCGAAGATCCTCCGGGGACCGCAGGATGATGCGATTGGCGACGCGCTAAACCTCTTCCTCGACGCGGCCAACCTATTTCTCGATATCCTGCGTATCCTCACCGCAACGAAGAAGGACTGAGTCAGAGGCCGAGCGTCTTGAACAACGCTTGGTTGTAGATCCCAAACGAGCACTCGGGCCACGCGATCCTCTCGCGCGGCACCCACCCCACCCATGTCCCATCCCTCACGAACGGGAACGACTCCGCAGGCCACTTCCGGACCGCCGTCACCTGGAATGTGCACGAGTAGAGCCCGCCAGGCGGACACGGCCGGTGAAACACGGGCACCGTACCCGCCTCGATACCCGTCTCCTCAAGCAACTCACGGAGAACGGTCCCCACAAGCGACTTGTCGGACGGCTCCAGCTTGCCGCCCGCGAGGCCAAGGTCCGCGTAGTTGCCCCGTCGAGAGACGGCCGGCACGTGACTGAGGTCTGCGCTGATCAGGATCGCACAAGCCGTGTACGGCTCCGGCGCCCCGGCAAGATCCAGGAGTGTCCCCATAAGGGGCTAAGTGCTTGAAATCAGAAGAGTAAAACTGGCTTGCCGCGCTCTTGGGGTCGTTCATTCCCGTCATCTACACCGTGTGTAGATCAGCAAAGGCTACCCTTGGACTCTTTGCTGGTGCCACGAGGCCGGCCGGAGAACTTGCCCGTTCGACACCTTAAGTCGATCCGCCCACACCTTGGCTTGGTGCTTCAAGAGGGACTCGACTTCCTCCCAAGTCTCGTACGTTCAATAGATACAGTTGAGAGCCGTGTTTTGGACCTTCCACTTGCCAGGTATGTTTTTGACGGGCGCTACCTGTAGGATGCCAATCGTCGTCTCGGGAGGACTTGCGCGCATGTCGCTCGGGTGGCCAGGCGATCGACCTCTTCATGGTGATTGAAGTTCACGCGAGGGTCCTTCGGATCGAAGCGCGGCCCAACACCAACATACCCGTCGAGCGCAATCGAGTAGGATGGTGACTCTTGGCAAAAAGTCTCCCAACTACTTGGCGGACGCGACGGTTCCATATGCAGTTGAACTGTCATGCCGAGATTCTAACCCCGCACCCCCGCAAACGCTAACCCCTCGTATCTACTCTTGCTTCAGCAGCTCGCAGCGTGTTGAGCAAGAGATGGGCGATGGTCAACGGGCCAACACCTCCCGGAACAGGCGTGATCGCACGAGCTTTCTCACGCACTTCATCGAAGGCCACATCCCCTACGATCCGGGTCGTACCTTCAGGCGTGGGGACACGGTTGATGCCCACATCAAGGACCACAACACCCGGTTTGACCCATCCACCACGGATCAGCTCGGGGCACCCGGTGGCAACAACGAGGACATCGGCCTCCCGGCATACCGCAGGCAAGTCCCGCGTTTCCTTGTGAGCCATCGTGACCGTTGCCTCCCGTTGAAGAAGGAGCTGCGCCATCGGCTTGCCCACGATGTTGCTGCATCCAACGACGACTGCACGTAGGCCGCGAAGTTGGACGCCCGCGGAGTCCAATAACACCAGGCAGCCCATCGGAGTGCAAGGCGTCAGATTTGGTCGGCCGATCCCAAGTAGCCCCACGTTGATCGGATGGAACCCGTCCACGTCCTTCTCGGGGGCGATTGCGTCCAGCACGCGATCACGACGGATGTGTCCAGGCAACGGGAGCTGAACGAGGACCCCATCCACATGCGGGTTGAGATTCAGGCTTGCTAGGAGCGACAGGAGAGCGGCTTCCGTCGTCGTGGCTGGCAGCGTGTGAAGCTGGCTCACCATACCGACTTCCTTCGCCGCTCGCTCCTTGCTACGCGTGTAGACGATACTTGGGGGG